CGATATTTTAAGAAGTGGGATATACTGCACTTCATTAAGAGTAAGAGAAAATAATAGTTGAACATGTAAGTATTCCTTACAAGTTGAGTAAGAGAGGTAAGTGGTTGCCTCTCTTTTTTGTTTCAGTTTGCGTGAGTGACTGTTGCAAAAATTGCAACAGTCACTCTGACTTCCTTTTTTTTTATTTTTACATTTTCAAAAAGTCTTCTATATCTATGTACTCAATACCGAAATTCTCCGCACATTGTTTGTCGGAGTCCGAGAAGTCAACTTCTTTTCCGCTAGCATCACCTATCATTATCAGCTCACTTTTCTTCCAAGAAGAATACGACTCAAGCATTCCTGTATTTGGCTTTCTCATTTCTATCTCTGCATGCGATGGGCAATACATAGAGTTGACGAAGATATTTCGTCCGGTATGATTGCGAAGATATTTTTGCATAAAGCTTTCAATAGCCTTAATCTTGCCGATAAAATCCTGTTCGTCAACAAATTGAGGGATGCCTCCTTGGTTTGAGACTATTTCAACATAGTAAAGAGTAGGGAATGCATCTACAATCTTATCCAAAACCTCTTTACGGATTTTGAAATCTGTTACATCTGTAGGAAAGGTGTTTCCTGATATAGTTGTAATAATCGTGTCGTCTAAATCAATGAATAATACTTTTTTCTTGATTAAATATCCTTTTTCTGTCATAATTTTGCTTTTTTTCTATATTGATATATTAATATCTTTATCTACGAAAATTAAGTTTGTAAAACACAGTTGTTTCGGTGTGTCTCACCATTTTTATTACAATGCAAAGATACGACAAAAAAGATGGCTTTGCAAATAAATTAATGCAAATTTTAAAACGTTATCTGTTTTTAATGAAATCATTAACAATTCTCTCTATGGTGTCTTGCTTGATAGCTATAGGGGCATCACCTTGATATTCTATCACTTGGTTGCCGCATTCCTTCCAAAATAGGTTGCTATTGATGCGTTCGCCATCTACCAAGATCCAATCCGGATGATGTTCAAACGAATGCATATTAGTTAGCGGAACGAGAATGAATAATTTATTCTCCATCTTGTTTACGAGTACCGACAAGTCATTATCATCAAATGTAATGATAACTCGATTTTCATTCTCAGATAGAACGTTAAAATCCTCATTAAAACGTTCATAAAGGTAATTTTTGATTTTCGAACAACTCATATTCTTGTAATTTTATAGGAGGGCAGATGGAAAAATCCAAGGTCTGCCCACCAAGTTAAACTTATAAGGAAATCTTCTATAATATCGACTGACAGAGCCATCCCATAAGATAGCATGGTTCTTCGCCTTGCATATCTATTCCCAGATGGTTGCATATATGTGCTACTACATGAAACATTTCATGTGTGAGACTATTTATATACTCACCTTCAGAAGTAGATTTGCAAATGAGCACAACACTTGTTTTCTTTGAAACATTTGTGTATGTCAATCCTTTGTTTGAAGAATCGGTTGAAATGTGGTCGTATGCATCCAATAATGGTTGCCCCTTACAATCAATGGAACTTAGTAAGTCCATAGCTTCGTCAACATCTTCTTGATTAGCTACATGACATACAATCACATTCCAATCGTATTTCTCCAAGTAAATTTCTTGTTTAATCATAATACATCATCCCATGGAATGCCGATACCATTATGGTTGCAATCGGCATAAAATCTATTGAAAATAAATCCGTCCGCTTGGTCTGGGTCATCCACCATATCCTTAATGAATTGAGCCAAAGCAGCTTCGTCTTTTAAAGAAGACTTAAAGAAATCGGCTCTAGCCATGTTTGCGACATAAACGAAATCGTAATTGTCGGCATTCTCCAACTTTACGTTGTTGACTTTAAGAAGTTCCTCGACTGTATCTTTTTCTGTCGGTTCAACTTTTTCGAGCTTACCAGTTGTTGCGTTTGTCTTGCGCATTAAGGTAATAGCCCAATCGCACATCTTTTTATTGAAGTGCCAGCCATTGTAGCGAAGGTATGCAATCATCCCTTCCGGCTTCATATCGTATGCGTCAAGTGGTATTTTGTATCTTCCCATAATAAAAGCTTTTAAAGGAGGTGGAGATTTCTCCCCACCTCAAAGTGTAATACTAATAGCGATAACCGCCACCTCTGCGACCACCATGTCTTTCACCATAGCGGTCATCATCGTCATCCCAATTGTCTCGGTAATCCGGCATTGGGTTTCTGTGACCCATTCGTCCATACTTGTCATCCCCCATTTCATCAATGCAGTGCATGAGTTTACCACCATACTTAAGCATCTTCTCTACAAGTTCTGACATTTCATTTACCTTGTTTTCGGTAATTTCTATCATGTATCCCATAATGATTTACTTTTTTGTATTAACTTTTTCCAAAGCCACTGACAACATAGACTTAATATCGGTCAAAGTTCCCTTCATTCCGCTAACCTCGCTTTTGAGGTTATTGATGTCTTCTTCCTGTTGTCTGTCTTTGGCTATTTGTGGATTCAATACGGCACGCATCTTTGCGCACTCTTCCATAACCTTTTTGTGGTATGGCTCGCTTTCCACAATCTCCTTAGAATGCCGATACATAGCCTCAACTTCCGCATCCATAGCTTCACGGCTTTCAGAAACCACGAGGTTTTCCGAATTTGCAATTTGCATATTGGATGGGAGTTGTTTGAACTCCATTTGTTCATTAGGCAATTTTACGACAACATCAACGGTAGTCTCCATTGGTTGTGGGTTGAATTGCCCAGGAGTATATGTTGGGAACTTAGGCTGTGGGTTACTGACCGACACAACCTGTCCGATTTTAAGACTTGGGTTTTCACCCTTGTCAAGCACATAGAATATGCTGTTAGGTCGAAGTCCTTGAAACATAGCTTTGTAATGTTAATTGTTAAACAATACCCGTCATTAGCTGAAGGGTGTTAGTATCTCGCTCGAACCAAAACTGATAAACTCCAGTTCCTGCAATGTCGGCTACCGTCAAAGGATTGCCGTTGAACTTAGTTACAGCTTGGGTTACGCCATTGGTCTCGAAAAGGATTGGCAGCGTATTTGTCGTACCAGTCGGAATAGCTTGATATAGGTTCACAAAGATAGTTCCCCTATAGTTAGCATTCACGAAGGCGTGGTTTCTGAACGAGAAAACGACATTTTCGGTGTTCACCGCCACGCCTGTAGATGCGATAGCTGCCGAGCCGTTACGATTAACCCATGCAAAAGGTCTCATCAATAACATAGCAGCCTCCTTTCCTAATTAACCCCAAAAGCTTGTATTGTTGACACCATTCAGACCATATAAGCCTGTTTGCCAAGCAACACAATTTGGAACAGCAGTAAATGGACTGTAGCTGGTTGTAACAGTTGATGGAAGCTTACACTTGATACCATCTACCTCTTTTTGCAAGCCAGCCAACATAGCGTTGACAGGTGCCATAGCTTGACCTACAATCTGCGAAGTCATGGCAGAAGACTTATAAGTTCCATTCTCTTCACGAAGATGGTCTATCTTGTCCTGCATATCTCTGAGTTCTGCTTGGCGTTGGCCATTAACTACGGTCTGAGTACTATCTTTAATAGCATTCAAAATGTCGCATGTCTGACCTTTAGTTTCGAAAGCAACATTAGAAAAACCTCGTTCCTGACTTACGGCTACATTGTTGATGGCATTCTGCAAAGTGCCAGTCTGCTGACACATAGCCAACTTGACGTTTCCGTCCATAGCCGTAATATTGTTATTTACACGGCAGCAGCAGTCAGCGAGTTGTGATGCAATCTGCATGTTACCTTGCTGAAGAGCGTTGATGGTTTGCATTCCGCTCATACCTACTTGGTTGCCCACGTTCTGGACTTGGGTTGTCAAGGCAGAGATTGCTTGTTGAATCTGTCCTTCAGTACAATTGAGCTGAGTAGCGAGATTACTGAGTGCATTACGATTGCCACCGATAGCATCCATAAGCAAGGAACGACCATAGTCATTGTTGATTTCATTGGCAAGACCTGCGCCATTGCCACGGCCACCAAAGCCGAAACCATTACCGCCCCAACCACAGAAGCAAAGGATAAAGAGCAGCCAAATGAACCAAGAACCATCGCCATTGCCGAATCCGTTATTACCCTTCATCGCAAGAAGAACGTTTGGGTCAACGCCTCTCTGTTGGAGCAAAGGAGCTATCAAGCTCATCATTCCTCCATTGTTACCTGAACCCTCTGGATTAAAAACATAAGTTTTTGATGTCTCCATAAGAATAATCTTTTTGTGTTAAACCTTAATTAAACTAACTCTATGTAACGTTACGGCTGCAAAGTTACGAATAATAAGGATAAGATAAAATAACTCTATCAAACTTTCTTTTAATCACTAATAATCAAGTAGTTAAGGTGATAGGAGGTAATGTCATACTTCCGGATGCATGGAAATCAAAGGCTTGTTTGCAAATTCCGTTTGCAGAAAACGAAAAATGCAAACGGAAATTAAGCACGCACAAACTTGAAACCAAATTTTTCAGTATAGTATTCCTCTTTAGGGTGTCTTTTTGTCTCGGAGTCATAGCAGAGAATAAACGGCTCACCCTTAGAGTAGAAATAGTTATAAGACTTTCGCAAATACATCTTTGCATTCAAAGCCTTTGGGGAGAGCTTTCTTATTCTTAACCTAGTTTCTTGAGGCTTACCCGACATTACTCTAAGTTCATCCATTTTGTATTGCATGTGAAGTTTTCTTCCTTTGCTTGCATATCTTTCTTTATTCCAATAGTCTCTTAGAGACTTGTTTCGTTCTTTACGAATCCTATTTATCGTTTCTATATCGTGTTTCAAGCCAAGCTTACTGACTTGTCCTAATATTGTAGACTGAGGAATATTCGTTACTTCTGAGATTTCTCTCGCTGTCATCGTTTGGTACATGTCGGAGATTTTGCGGATAGTCTCATTATTCAATTTATTGTCTATTTTCGTTCCACCTAAAATAGTGATATACTTGTATAATGTATGTAAGGTTACACCAGCAGCCTTGGCTACTTCCTTTCGTGGGTAGTCATTGATGTGGGCTTTGATATAGTCCATCTGTTCTTGTGTTAATCTTCTTGGCATTCTTCGTCCTCCTCAAAAGAAAATCCGTATTTGTTCTTGTAGAATTCTTCATCCATTCTGCGAGTATTCCGGTCATAACCTAAGATGTATGGTTCACCTTCAAAAGCAAAATACCCATACTTATTTATAAGATGGTACTTGGCATGATATGATTTTATCGGCATTTCTGAAAATTTGAATTTCGTCTGCTGCGGAATACAGGATATAACTCGGAATTTCTCCATCTGCATAGTTCTTTGCCAACTTTTCACCCTTTTGCCAATAGTTGCTTTATCATATGCTTTTTTTAAGTTAGCCAAACTATTCTTTTTAAGTCTTTCGATAGTTTCTTCTGAATGAGTAAGCTTTAGCCTTTTAGCAGCCTTGCCTACCGTAGACGGATGGCAGCCTACAATTACTGCAATCTCTCTGACCGAATGGTCAGGATATAGTTTTGTGATTTGTTCATCACGTTTCTTGTCGGGTTGTGGAACAAGTCTTTTTTGCTCGAACTTACAATCGCATTCGTGCATTATTTTATACAAGAATTTAACGCTGACACCCATTCTTTGCGCCAACTTGTACCTTGGACGCTCATTAATATGAGCTTTGATGTAATCTATTGTTTCCTGTTCTATAATTCTCATGTATATTCAGTTTTTGTGGTGTGTCTCACCTGTTTTTTGCAAAGATAATGAGATTTTATTGGCAGAGCAAATATTTTAATGTGTTATAACTTAGTTTAAGGAAAAATTTAATTATTTGCACAAAAATTAATTGTGTAGTTTTCTGACTCGGCTATTTTCACATTATTATATATAAATAGCTATCTTTGCAACAAAAAACATAAGGAAATGACAGCGGAAACTATTCAATTAATACAGACGGGAATTAATCTTCTTTGCGCATCGGGAGTTATCTCCACGTTGCTGTACTATAATAGTAGAAAACGAAAGGAGGCGGCACTCGCATCACAGGAAGAGAATAAGACTATTTCATCATATGCCGATGAGTGGAAGGCTCTCTATGAACGTTCCAACGAGTCGGTCGTTAATCTTAACAGTAAAATAGATGAATTGTATGAGGAAATCAATCAGTATCGTATTACCATACGCAATCTTAGGGATGAGAAGAACGATTTGAAGCTTGCCTTGCATGAGGCACAATGGAACAGATGCATCAAGGATGGATGCCAACTTAGAACCCCACCAAGAAAGCGAGAATCCTTAGAAACGTTGGTTGAAAAGGAAGAAAATGAGATATATCGTGACAGGGAGGATTAAAATATGGTTAAGTATCTGAAATTACTCATACAAGTTAATAGCGGACATTCAAGCAAGGCATTCTTCTTAGTGTCCGTTACTCTGATAGGTCTCTTGATGCTCCTGGTTGTCTGCTTTATCTTAGTGTGGGAAGTGGTAACTTATGGGACGATCAAGACCGATTTGATGGGGTTAAGTGCATTTGTTGGTAGTGTAGCTAGTTTGTTCGTCACGGCTGGCATTACCAAGACGATAGGGGAACGTGGCGAACATCAAAACATAAACGACAAATAGACTATGGCAGACTCAAGTATTTTACAACCATTCATTCTCTCATTCGAGGGTGGATATTCTAACAAAAAGAGTGACAGGGGAGGCGCAACGATGAAAGGCGTGACCCTAGAGACGTTCCGTAAAGTTTATGGTGCTAGTAAGACTGCATCGGACTTGAAGAAGATAACTGATGAACAATGGCATCACATATACAAGAAATATTATTGGGATGCTTGCAAGGCTGACCAAATCAACAACCAGTCTGTGGCTAATCTCTTGGTTGACTTTGCTTATAATAGTGGAGTAAGCAGAGCCGTACAAAAGATTCAAACTATCGTAGGAACAAAAGCTGATGGCATCATGGGTAATATGACCTTAGCTGCTATCAATTCATACAAACAAGGTCAATGGGCGTTGTTCGATAAGCTGAAGGTGTCACGAATTGCCTTTCTCAATGCGATTGTGAACAATGACCCAAAGCAAAGTGTGAACCTGCATGGATGGCTTCGCAGGGTTGGAAATATACAATACGGAAAGCTCGTATGTAATAGCGGAAAGATAATCACTTGGTAATCTTACGAGACACAGGCTCAACTAAGGCATTAGTAAGACCATCATTCTTAATTGGGTGGTGGTTTTTTCTTCACTTTTGAAATTTTGAAAAAGAAAGAGTGGGCGAAGAAATCGTTCCTTTTGGTTTTATTTGTACCTTTGCACTCAAAAAGGAGGTTGATATGGAGCTTAGATTTGACTGGTGGCGTTGGCTCGTTACCATATTGGTAGGTTTCTTCATCATGCTGATGATGTACGGATGCCGGACAACAAGATATGTAGAAGTGGAAAAGGTGGTGCGAGACACTACTACTTACGCCCATTGGGACTCAATTATCAACGAAAGGGTCAAGCTTATTCGGGACAGCTTGCTATCTTATCATTGGGAGCAGACCGAAAAACAGGTTAAGGATTCCACATACATCAAGGATGATGTCAAGACAAGGGTAGATGAGAGTGGTAAGGTGCTAGGTAAGGATTCTACTCATATAGAGATTAGATACAGGGACAGCAAGGAACTATCCAAGGTTCGTGATAGCCTTATTCATTATAAGGAGATAGCAGAGCGAGCGAGTATATATAAGGCTCAGAGGGATAGCCTAAACAGAGAATTGAGTATCGCCCAGACCAAAAAGGAATATATTGAGAAAGACTTGGAGGGATGGGATTTGTTCTATTGGAAATTCGGTATGATTTCCTTTTGGGTCGTTTCCTTAATGCTGGTTACAATGATTTTCTTTCTCACGGTAAAATATAAGAAAAAGTTATTTTATTAGGTTGGTTTTTAGTTATTAAGGTTTTAGATTGGTTTAAGGTAACAACTTATGGAGCAGCTGCCAGTGATGGTGGTTGCTCTTTTTTTTGTCTTGAAAATGCCTTAGAGTGTTAAATGTTAAAATTGCAAGCGGTTTAATGTATTTATAGTTTCGTATATGTAATTAAAATTGTATTTTGTGTTAAAATGCGCAATCGTGGGGGTAAAATAACACACTAAATACCTTGCAGTCTGAAAAAGAATTAGTATCTTTGCAGCGTGCTTTGTTGGTGCTGACACGCTTACAAGAATCAATAAGATTTTCCGTGGCGAAAGCCATACCACGATAATCCTTACCTAGATTTCGGTGTCAGACGAATGAAGGGTAAGGATTTCTTTTTAGAATCCTTGTTTTGAGTCGAAACATTCTTAGATTGCTCTAGGTTAGCAATGGGCAATAATTGTTGGAGTAGGCGAAACACAGATAAGGTAAACAAATAAGGAATTTATGGGAAAGCATTATTTACACATACGTATGGACTTGGTAAAGAAGTATACCTATGGTGCGTCATCGCAAGAAGTGAAAGCGCACAAGGAGACTCTTTGCTTTGCCATTTGGTGTAAGATGCAACGCAGAAATTCTGTAATATTTAACTTAACCATCAAGGATGTAAAGAAAAAACTCGGTGTAGGCTATCCAAAGGCAAGAAAATTGCTAAAGGATGTCAAGGAGGATGGACTCTTTACAGAACTTGGTAACGGGCGATTTATCGTGAATACGTTCCGTGATAAAGAAAAGAAGCCCAATAAAAAGGGCGGTCGCTTTCAAGGGGCTTACGTTTGTCGTATTCCTATTAATAAGGACTATAAGCTAAAGGAGTTATATTCTATAGTCAACAATATTTTGTACACATCGGTTATTAGTGGTGCTCGTCAAGACTGTTTTAACGTTGGCAACAATGATTGTGCTTGGCATCAACTAACTACTAACTCGTTTGCAAAGGTTGTGAATATGGGTCATGGCTCTATATGCCGAATCAAGAAGAATCTTATCTGCGAAGGTAAGATTAAGTCCACGTATGCGGAAATGCACATGGCAGATGATAGAAACGAGGGAGAGATGGAACGAACATTGCAAAGGTTTGGTCGTAGGAACTTTACGTTTAACGTAGGTAACCTGCACTATTTAATTATACCTTGCTCTTACTCTTTTGGAGACCGAGAGACTTCTATTGCTATCAAGCACAGAATCTATGGTTATAAATTGAAGGGACATCGAATGCAAATAAAGGAAAATGGCACAATAGGAAATCTACCTGATGACTTCTATGGTGGGTAAGTTCTATTTTGGACATTTTCATATTAGTAGTTAGTTGGAATAAGTATAGGAGTCTTTAAGAGGCTAACGTGTTCCTTGATATATTACGTGTTATTATTATATATACGAGATTATGAAGAAGATAGAAGAAAAGTACTTGGAATCAGAACATCAAGTTAGAGCTTATGATGTTTATCTGAGTTCATATCGTGTGAAAGGTGCAAATCGAGTGTTGGCTTATAGTCGATTGTATGATGGTGACAAATTCATTCGTGACAACTTCCTGGTCAACGAGCAACAAGCCGACAAAATAGAGGCTATGTTTGACTTGGTTAATAGAATATTGGAAACTTGTAAGGATATAGACTTGTTTACGATTCGTGTTTCAAACAAAACTTTTGCGAATTTAGTGAAGAATGCTGACTTTGCGGAAGAGTCTAATCGCTACTTTGGCAATATATCTAGATTTAAACGTCTGCTTGGCAAGAGGGAGGTGATAATTGTTATTCCCAATTGGTGTACCGCAAACAAAAAAGATTATGCTATTGACGAAATGGCAAAGGATTTGTATGCGAAGATACCATCTTCCCGAGTCTTTTCGGGTTTCTGTATAAAGAAAAATTGGATAGAAAAGGGCTTTATCGAAGATTTGTGGGACTTGTTATGGAAAAACGAATGGAGACAGAAAGATGGAAACTATTGTGATGATTGGCGAACATTGGCAGGTGCTTACAACTCCGTTTTGCGAACAGGCAAGAATGCAAAGTATGGAAAGGTTCAACCTAAGAAAGAAGAAACTGTTGTGGAAAGAAAAAGGCTTCTTCCAAACTATATTTGCTATACAGATGGTAGCTGCGATAACTATTCCACCCATAAGGCAGGTGGTTCTGCGTATATTGTTGTGAATACATCTACAGGTGAACTTGAAAAGGTCAAGACACACCATTGCTTGCATACTACCAATAATAGAATGGAGATGTTAGCGATAATATCAGCCGTTAATTATTGCCCGAAAGGTTCTGTCATAGAGGTTCGAAGTGATTCCAAGTACGCATTAAAGATGTTCCGATATACAGATTGGGAAATAGGCGCAGATATAAAGAACACAGATTTAATCAAGTTGTATCGTAAGTGTGCAAAGGATAAGCTTGTTATTTTGACTTGGGTAAAGGGACATAATGGCGATGATTTGAACGAGCAAGCGGATTGCTTGGCTTTTGGTGCATATGAGAAAGCATTAAAAGAGAATGGCTTACCAATGGCTCCTGAGAAGTATCGTGCTATGAGACGAGGCAAGCAGACGGTGTTTGAAACAGATAATTAAAGATAAATTTGATTTATTATGAAAGAGTTAAGTTTTGATAAGCTATACGTAAAGTTTAGCAATTTATATTGTGAGTATCGTAGTAGAAAGCAATTCTTGAAGTGGTTGAAATCCTCAAAGAATCTTTCTGAAGAGTTGTTTGAAGTAACGCCAAGTGAAGGTGGTTCGTTTGACGTTGTGTTGTCTTTTGAAGAGATAAAGGATGTATTCCCGATTATGGAGAATTCATTGCCTAAGTACGAAAACGATATAAAGCAAGTTCTTTTGGCTATAAAGGAAATGGGACAGCTTGAAGTTGCAAAGATATGGCATGAGGATGATTGGGGTGATGGCTTTGTAGAGGATTTTTGTAAAACCCATGATATTTAATGAAGATACGGACGTTTGAACTTTGTGCCGGATATGACTCTCAACTGATGGCTTTAGAGCGGTTGAAGAAGAAATATTCTGATTTCGATTACGAGTGCATCGGATGGTCTGAGATAGAGCCAAATGCAATAGCTTTGCATAATGCTTGCTTTCCTAGTCTATCCGGCAAGAACTTTGGTGACATGACCAAGATAGATTGGAGCAAGGTAGCCGATTTTGACTTGCTGACATATTCAACACCTTGCCAGTCTGTTTCGCAAGCCGGAAAGCAGAAAGGAATAGAGGAGGGAAGCAATACACGTTCCTCTATCCTTTGGTTCACAAGAAACGCCATTATTACCAAGAGGCCGAAATACCTCTTGATGGAGAATGTAGAGGCTTTGGTTCAAACAAAGTTCATAGGGTTCTTTAACAAGTGGCGCAAGGAGTTAGAATCATATGGATATATCAACTTCGCTAAGGTGGTAAATGCAGCCGACTGCGGTGTTCCTCAGAACAGAAAGCGTGTATTCATGCTCTCTATACGAAACGATGGTGATAAGATAGATTATCATTTTCCGAGAAAGACAAAACTAGAGAAACACTTGGTTGATGTCTTGGAGGAAAATGTGGATGAGAAGTACTTTTTTAGTGATGACTTGCTATGTAAAGAGAAATTTATATCGAATGAATGGAAAGAACCTATGAGTGCAGCTATAAGAACTCGTTCTGAGGGGAAGTGGATAAAAGGCGAAAAGCATAGTTCAAAGGTCGAACTTGGAAAGAACATAGCCAATACCATTACATCTGCGAGCAAGGACTCCTTGGTTGTGCTTGGAGAGACAAGGTTGCGCATTAGGCGTTTGACTCCGAGAGAACTCTTCCGCTTAATGAACGTTGACGAAGAATACATAGACAAGATGCTTGAAAGTGGAGTGTCGAAGTCAAGTCTTCAAAAGGCTGCTGGAAATTCGATTGTCGTAGCTTGCATGGAGAGGATATTCAAGGAACTTTGGTTTTCTGAGAGTAATGTTAAGGTCGCTGATGATGGTCAGCTATGCTTATTTTAAATATTGACGATATGATGTTTTTAAATATTAACGAGAAAAAGGAGAAAGCAAATGCTATCTCATACAAGATAGATGAGTACATCTGGGGACGAAAGGATTTTGTTACCGATTGCCCCTATGGTGAGAAAGGCAGATACACCAATGCAATTAATAAAGTTGGTGATTTGGGGTGTAATACTTGTGAATGGCAGGTAAGACATGACCCAAGTACGCAAGTTGTGATGTGCTCCCATCCAAAGGTGTAGAAGAGCGAGATTAATAAACTTTTTAAGGATATGTGATATGGATAAGGAGAAATTAAAGAATGATTACGAGAATGCTTGCAATGCTTACTTGAAGGCATTCTGTGAGAAGCATGAATTTTACGGATTAGATAATCCGGAGACATTTTGGATAGGTGACCAAGTTGGAGGAATAGCTAATTGTGGCGATTTGACTTTCGATATGGCTACTATTGTAACAGATATTGAAAAGGAAGCTCCCGAAGAAGAGTTGTTGAAGTGGTACGATTATACTATTGAAGCTAGAGAGTTTAATTTGCCTGTTCCAAACTTCGACCATTGGCTTATGGGGTGTCCTATAACACCAAGTAAATGGTTCGAGATTATGCGAGCAAAGCGCAAGGAATTTGAGGACTTGTTGAAACAAGAAAATGAAAGGTTGAAAAATGGAAAGAAGTAATCTTTTTAATCATTTGTTGAGGATATTTGATGAAGGTCTCAGTATGAAGACTACCGAACTTGAATATGGTACACTTGAAGTTACTGTAGAGAATCGAAGCCAAGACAAGAAAATCACATTCTTAGCAAAGGGTATGGAGGATGCCAATCAGAAAGCAGCGGAATGGCAGGTTGGACAAATGCTCTTGAATTGCGATGATTTCGAGGAGATTGTTATGTTCTTGGCTCAAAGAAAGAAACTTAAAAAGGAAATGTCAAATGGATAAGAATTTTAGAAGTTGTTTTTGTTGCGTCCATTTCTTGGTAATACAAAATACAAGTATAGGAAATATTTTGAAATGCAAGAAAGGTAGCACTACGAAAGTACAAGGGAAGCGATTGACAGAAATCGCTGCAAGATGCAAAAATTAGAAAGCGTGAGGCACACGTTAAAGAACATAGTAAGATAAAATTAAGGATAAAGGTAATTGGCCGCATGAGTATTTGAGAAAGAGAAAAATGTAAAAAGTTTAAAATAAATGGTAGAAACTATATTAAACAATTAAAATACATTAATAATATAAAGAAACACATTAAAACGCTTGCATGTTTCGAATATTCTTTGTATCTTTGCATTGCAATTAAGAAATAAAGGTTATTAATTTGAAAAGGTGAGACACACCATAAAAACTGGGAATGATGACAAAAAAGGAAATAATAAAACAATGGTTGGATGAGCCGAAAGTGAGATATTGTAATAATTCTAATTTCACTTTGGGTTATGGTGATGGCTGGGATTGGGTTAAAGATGTTCTACGACCAGCTATCACGAAGAACGCTATGTTTCTCAGATTCTTGGAGTATGGTTTCCGTGAGATAGAAGAGTTTTTGAAATCAAAAACCGGAAAACCGAGCGAAGAGGATTGTTCCTTGTATTCTGTTGGATATAAGGATGGTGTCAATGATGCCATGATTGCAATTAAGAATAGATTTGAAAATTTAAAATAGGAGGTTAAATGGATTTAGGAAAGGCGATTAAGACAATGAGGGTAAGCAAGGGCTTGACCCAACGACAACTTGGTAAGGCTATCGGTTGTAGTGAGACAAATATGTTGTTTATGGAGACCGGAAGAACGTTTCCACGTAAGAGTAAGATTGATGCAATATGCAAGGTATTGGAGATTCCGATGTCTTATTTGTTGATGTTCTCTATTACACCGGATGATATTCCGGAAGATAAGCAGAGTTTGTATACAAGCATCGTTGAGCCGATGCGTAACGAATTTATTAGGGAGTTGTTGCGATGAAGAGATGCTATTATTTTGTGGCTAAGTATGTCAAGAATGGCATAACACGTACATGTACAGGTACACAAGAGACGATTGATGGCTATTTTGATTTCGTCAGTGCTGGAAATTTTATAGCACAGAAACATAATGTTGATTCAAAAGACGTAATTGTAACTTTTTGGTCTGAGATTAATTCAGTAATGTTAGATAAATATAAAAAGCATTAGAAAGCATAAAAAATGGTTGAATTCGAGTATGAAGGCAGTATCATTTGGAAAAATTACGATTTCCATTTTATGCCTTGTGTAGGTGATAAAGTCGTGATTAACAATCTTACATACAAGATTAAGTCTCGTGTGTTCAAGTGCCAAGGAAAGACAGTTAAAGTTGTTTTAAAAAAGGTTGATAATGAAAATACGAATAGTTAAATATGTTTGTGCCGATGGAGTAGAAAGAGGTATCTTGGAGTACCGTAACCATTGGTGGGAGAAGTGGGAGCCATTGCATCAGGACGGAAAGCTGGCTTATGTTTCATATATGGGAACGAAACCATATAAGTCATTGCAGGAAGAGTGCTTTGATGTACTTGGATTGAATGAAGAACAGATAAAGGTGCGTGAACAGATGTCCCGTTATATCTTGGATGCAGAAGAGGTATATGTTGGTGCTAGAATAGGCAACGAATATCATATCGGCTATGATGTTGATAATGATGAGAGTCTTGAAACGCTTAGAAATTTGGAGGAATAGTTATGATCGGAAAGATTTTTTCGGTTAATACCGATATTGTATATCGTAGAGAGGAGAGTTTGAATCTCTTCGAAGGCAAGAAAAAACTTGATAAGGTGGTGTCTGGTCGGGTATTCAAGGAACAAATCAAGTTGCTTGGTTTTACCATCAGGACAAAGTATTTTTATCAGATTTGCTGTCCACAAGTCAATATGAATGATACCCATGAGGTTATTGTATTGAATAAGGTCGAGGATTTGGTAAGGACAGAGTGCTATAACAAGGTTGTTGAATATTCTAATAGAAAACATCATGCCTAGTGTTAATTGTTTCAGAAGAGTTCTGTTAGATGTCGGTGGCAAGAAGATAATTATCAGTGTGCCGCATGGAATGACCGAAACCGAAGTAAACAAGGTTATGATTGTTACTAGAGGTTATCTTCAGCAATATGTCTATGTTGAAATGGTGTTGGCAGAGTGCTTCATGCAGAAAATCGAAAAGAGTATTCTGAAGAAGAAATGCGTTAGGTTTGAAGTGAAGAAGAAGTGGGTGGACTGCAAGAAGAACCTTCGCAAGGCGATTAAGTATTATGACGCTTATGTTCCTAATGCAGATTTCAATAACGAATTCGCAATGACGTTCTATGACAAGATTAGTGAAGACTTGTACAAGTTGCGAGATAAGCTTGCGGTGAGGTTACAGAACTTAGGGATTGGTGAAAAATCGGGAGTTTATGCGAATGCAATCATCCTGTACAATCTGACCAACCTTTGTTTGGGAACTTACGAGAATATCATCCGTAAGCTGTATGAAGATTTGCATGTTAACTTAATGCAAGCGTTCAAGGATTTTGCTCCTATCTTGGCCTTTGAAAATTCTTATGACTTCATGGCATTGGTGATGGATAAGGATTTCAAAAGATTGGCTGACCATTTGATGACTAAAGAGATTCTTTCTTATTTCGATAAGGTGAGAAACGGTGTCTTCAACGAACAGACTTTGAATGCAGCCGCTGTAAATGCGACAGAAGACTTGAAAGACGATGAGAAGGATTTGCAGAAAACTTATATCGGAATTAGTGACTTTATGAAGAGTGACTATCCTTTGGAGAGTGTGACATCTAAGAAAGCAAGCTAATGAAAATCGAACCAAGTGAGTTCTTGCCTATAGGTAATGAATTTCAGAAAATCTTCGGAATAAGCTTTGGAAAATTCATTGATATGCGGTTTCTTTTAGCGAGAAAAGAGTTAGTCTTCAATCTGCTGAAGTTCACAGATTGGCTTGAAGAGTGCTATCCGGATGAGTGTTCCATTGATGGAGTGAGTTATAATACTGTTGTCGAGCGAAAGTTTGGTAAGCGAGGTGTTAAAATGATAAAAAAGCTATTGAAATGAAATACCCACGTGTCAAAGCCGTGTGATGCCCAGCGTGGGGGCGGGATTGTAAACTTAGGAGTCACACGGCTTTATTTTGAAGTTTCATAACTACAAATAGCCTATCGCTAATGGTTGTTCCCTTGGGCAGGGAGATAGTTAATACCGCATCGTAAGATGTGAACACTTAAAATTTGCCGACAACCATTGGCACTTTAATTATAAAACAGGTGAAAGTTCTTGCCGATTTCCTTGCATATATGAAAGAAATTTCGTATCTTTGCAAGTGAATTTCGGTGAGACACACCTTTCAAAAACTGGTTAAAATTTAAGAATATGATTTCATACAAGTACAAGCTATATCGGACGAAGAAGACGAAGCATTTGGATAAGATGCTCCGTGAGGCTTGCTATGTTTGGAATCACGCTCTTGCCTTGCAGAAGAGATACTATAAGCTGTATCACAAGTACATTCCAAGATTTACTATGTATAAGCATTTCTCTAAGTGTTATAAACCAACATTGCTTAATTGTCAAACAGTTAGGGAGGTGTTGGATAGATTGGATATATCTTACAAGCGTTTCTTCAAGCATGATGCGAAGCGTCCACCAAAATTTAAGAAAGCAATAGAATTTGGTTCATTTGCCTTTCAACAAAATGGCTATTCCCTTAGTGGAAACGAGTTTGTGATAAACAAGATAAAGAAGTCATTTAAGTTCTCTCTGAGCCGTCCCTACGATGGCAAGGTCAAGAGGGTGTCGGTCAAGCGAAACAAGTTGGGCGAGTACTTTATCGTCCTTTGCTTAGACAAGCAAGCCGAGTCTTACGGAAAGTCACATGATGGTGCATCCGTGGGCATCGACTTTGGATTGAAGAAGTACATGACTTTGAGCGATGGGCGTGAGATTGATAATCCTCAGTTCCTTAAAACTGACTTGTTGGAGCTTAGACGCAGGTCTCGCAACCTCTCGAAGTGCAAGAAGGGCAGCAATAACCGCAAGCGCAAGAAGCTGGAATTGGAGCGATTGTATCGGGATATTGTGAACAAGCGTTCCGATTTCCAGTGGAAGATGGCGCATGAGTTGTGCAAGCGTTATGACTTGATTTGCTTGGAGGATTTGAACTTGGAGGGAATGAAGCGTAATTGGGGACGCAAGATGTCTGACTTGGCTCATGGCGATTTCGTTGTGAAGTTGGAACACGTTGCGAAAAAATATGGCGTTCAGGTTCATAAGATTGACCGATTCTTCCCTTCGAGCCGCCTTTGTACTTGTGGTTATAAGAATGATAAGCTGTCATTGAGTGATAGGGTTTGGACTTGTCCTATTTGTGGTGCAGTTCATCCTAGAGACCTCTTTGCAGCTGAGAATATACTTCGGCAGGGCATTGCCGAATTGGGTAGTGGTAGTAAGCCGTCCGAGCAATCGCAAGGGTGCAGCCACGTTAGTCACCCAACAATTCCTTGCAAGTAGCGAGGGAGTATGTCAAACCAGGTCACTGGGGAGGTGTTGACACCAACAAGGGTTTAAATCCCTTGTCATCCACTAATTTTAAAAGGTTAAATTATGAATGAGTATTGTGAGAATTTGATTTCAAATGGAGTTCCTAGCTGGATAGTAGAGGAGGCTTATAAATTTACAATTGAGCCTTTGAAATCAACAGAAGGCTTGGTAGGAATTGATAAGGAAAATAGTGAGCTATATAGAAATGTCATTATCGCAGCCTACATTGAGGGTGCTAGTGCTACATTGGTAAAAGTGCAAAGATATTATGGCGGTGAGGAACATAGTTAGACAATGGAACGAGGCAACAGAAGGATATTCGTACCGCTTTAAAGGTGGAGATATTTTCCTCCGGTTGGTTAAGGCTGAAGGCAGTTATGAATTGCGTAACCCTATAGGTTATGGTGTTCAAGTAGTCAAATGCAAAGACTTGGATGAAGCAGATACAAAAGCCAAGGAAGTGCTAGAAGCGTTTTTTGAAGACAAAGTAAACATAAAAGTTATTTGATTATGGACTTAGAAATGTTGATTGATAAGATAGACTTTAGTCAAGGTGCAAGGCAGATAGCCAAGCAAGCCTTGGAGTTGGGAATGAAATATCAAAAGGAAGGTGCTTGGCATTCGGTTGAAGAATTGCCGGAGTACAACAGACGCATTGTCGGTCTGACTAAGGTTCGTAAGCGTTTCAAGCATCTGAATTTCTTAGGCGAGGAATGGTGGAATAGGTTCACGAAATCAAACGCCATCTATAAATGGGCTTATGTGGATGATTTGATATGATAGTAATCGTAGAAATCCATAATGCTATTTTGTTTTAAAGGTTTGCCCCATCACTATATATAATAATGTAGTGGTGGGGATTTTTGTGTTAACGTCAGCAAATTATCGGTGTTATATGTTACGATATATTAAATAATAAAAGAAACACATTAAAAAGTTTGCATATTTCGGATATTCTTTGTATCTTTGCATTGTAATTAAGAAACAAGGTTACTAATTTTAAAAAGGTGAGACACACCACAAAAACTGTAAGAAGAAAGTGGAAAAGAATAATGTTTATGTAGAGGTGTTGGCAAAGATTGCCAGCCTCATGGGTAGAACAAAGGAGTCTATCCAGATGTCGTCTTCAAATACTCATACGAGTATTACGATGTTTGCCGAAAATAATAGCAAGATTATTGGAAATTGGTATTTTGATGCTTCCGATAGCAAGGAGTTGGTGGATGCTACCTTCAATGGTCTGAAGGCTTTGGTTGAGTCTCTTGAGCACAATAAGAGCAATGACGGACAAGCAGCGTAAGTACATAGAAAGTCTTATCAAGAAAGTGTTTCGTAATGCAGATTCGCAGAGCGAAATACTTTCCAGATTGGATAGGGTTAAGATTTCAAGCCATCAAGCTTCAGTAATGATACATGCATTGAAGTTAGAGTGCAATATCGGTCGCTCCGTTCCGGCATATATGTTAATGGCAAACAATCTAAATTCAAAAATGGATGAGTTCTTTAGTATATTAGGGTACGATGAATGACGTATTCTTCAAGAAGAAAAGAAGTTGATATGAAAAAGGTAATTATGATAATAGCCGTTGCCGCCATTTTGGTAGGTTGCAAAGGTAAGGGTACAAGAGTCCAAATCTCGGATTCTGTTGACAAATTCAAGGTCGAGAAATTGTTTGTTGTAGATAGTATAACAGTGTACAGGTTTTATGACAATGGAAATGCTATCTATTTCACTAACCGGAAAGGTAGGGTAGATGCGACCCATTCCGAGTACAATCCGGTTACTCACACATACAATGACGAGGTTAACGAAACTTTATGTGAAGGAGACTGAAAAATGGAAAAGAGATTAACTAAGGAAGAGTTCCTTAAGGACTTATGGCATCCTGCTAGCGAAATGCCTGATAAAAATAGAACATGTTTGGTAAGAGTTGTTTATCATCCTAATCATGGGATGTTTCAAGATGAAGAAAGAATAGAACAATCATCTTTTCACGATTTTGGATGGTATGATTACGATTTCAAATATATTGGAACTAATTATGATATTATTAGCTGGCTCTATATTAGTGATTTACTTCCAAAGGAAGGAGGTGAACAATGACTAAATGGTACTCTGTAAAAGAAGCTCCAAACTACGAAGAATGGATTCTTACAGAATGGTATGATGGAGACGATGGAGGTCTTAAGTACGAAGCTGATTATCTTTACTCTTTTGTTTATTGGAAAGATTATGTAAGGAGAAACAACATCACAAAGTGGTGTTATATTAAAGATATAAAAGATTAGGTATATGAAAGTACTTAAGAAGATTTTTGGTGAGCATGTTTTCGATAATCGAAATAAAGGCTTGTAGTGTTAGTCCGAATTTAAAGAGGAGGTTTGATTATGAAATTATCTGAAATAGAATTAGATTTTTTGTATGAGAAATCTGCCGAGTTGTTTAGAGATAAAGTAAAACAACGAGGGGAAGATTATGAACATGATAATAGATGCGCTTGCCCTGAAGCAGTTCGCAGAACTCATCTACGAACTCTTGCAAGAGAATCTATAGAAGATGTTAAGATTTTAATTGAAGAACTACGTAATAATGGTTATGAAGCTTAATAAAATGGTTTTTGACGATAAGAAAATAGAAGCTGCTGCTAATAAGCATATTGAGACAGAGTATGCTAGATACAATAGTGGCGAGGTTGAGGAAGAAATGATTTGTCTTAGGGGCAAAGATAGCTTCAAGGCTGGCGCTAAGTGGGCTATCAATGAGTTGATGAAGAATTTATGGCATCCAAATACAAAAGAGCCAGATAAGAGCAAGAGCGATATTATTACCCTTGGTTTTGATAACGATGCTTATCTACAATTTAAAGAATCCATTCTTTGGAATGAGGAATCTTGGAGACATTCGATTAGCAGATGCCAAATCATCAAGTGGGCTTATTTATCTGACATACTGCCAAAGCAGGAAGAAGGTGAGCAATGAAGACTTTTATTTTTGATGTTATGCTCAACGGAAGATTCATCTGCACATTAAAGTATAAATATTGTGCGCTCTTCCCGATAGATTTTGAAAAATTAGAGAAGTTCGTCCTTTTAAAGAGACCTACTTTGAAAGGCAAGGATTTTAGAATTGCGTTTTGATTATGTATTTTGAATATAGAATAGTCAAGATTGAGAAAGGTTTGTTTCTCATCGAGTATAAGACCGCTCCTTATGGAGTTTGGCATGAAGTGAAAGATAAGCAGTTCAAGACTAAGCCAAAGGCAGACGCTTGGGCTAGAAAGAACTTAGTTTAATGAAGTAAAGCGTATGAATGGATTGTTATCAATGATTGGTATGCAAACTGAATTGGAATACCAAATGGGTGATAATTTTCCTTTTGGTTCTCCACGTATTAGATTTAATGTTCCGAAAGGCAACATTCCATCCGACAAACAGAAGTGCCAGCCAAAGGAACAGCATGAGTTCACCATCAAGGGTGTTAAGATTATGGCAGCTTCAAAGAAAGATGCTATTAAGAAGTTTAATCATCGTAAAAAATAAAGAGATATGTTATACGAAGCAAAACAAGGTACAAAGGCTTATGAATACATTAAGAGTATTCTCGATGCTGAATTTGAAGAGCATAAAGCCTACATGAAACGAGTAGAAGAAGCCGTAGGTTTCAAATTTGAAAAATATCAGGGCTATCAGCCTAACAGTACTCTCACAAGAGAGTACGAGATTACTGCTATATGGGTTCCTTCTGAGCGTTACGATACGCTAGATAAGAAGGTGTGGAAGAAGGTAGACGGTGTAAAATTGGAGGACGGTTATTATGTAGCTATTGCGCCTAATAAGCGATATAAGCAAGGCAAGGCAATAGCCTCCGTTCTTCTCTCCTATAAATCAGTTGCTAACCATTTCAAGGTAATGAAGAAACTGAATATAGAAGTCTCTCAAGCTAGCCGTTTTTCTATTACTCAGCTCCTCCGTCACAAAGACCGCATTTTCGTTTACTTTGATGACAGCATCCGAGCCGAGAAGCAAAATCAAGACTTCGTGGAAATCACGATAGGTGAATATGAGGATTTCATTAATAAAAAGGACTAAGCTATGGATAACACAGACGGCGGAATCAGTTGGTCTGTTTCAATAAATGATGATATTATGGGAAGTTATATCAATTATGTTCATCAGTTGCAGCATATCCTATTTGCTTTTGGTATTGGAGAAGAAATGGAGGTGTAGGTATGCTTATAAGTGAATTTATTCAACAGCTTCAAGATGTTTACGATGAAGAGGGTGATATGGAAATTGCCATCAAGATAGATGATAACGACTTAGGTTCTGAACCTATTGTTGTGAAATCTACTGTTTATGAACAACTTTATATAGTTAAATCCTAACCGCCTTCAGGCATAAATAATAGCAGTATGGACAAAAATGTTGTGCTATCCAACGAAGAGTTGGAATTACTCATAACAGGCTTACATTGTGTAGATGAACGTAGTTATAATTTTTATACTACAACATATACACCGTGGAGTGAAGCTAAAGAGTTAAAAGAGAATTTGCGAATAAAGCTCAAAAGAGTATTGTTAAATGTTTAACGCATCTGGGCATAAAAGATAGAATATGCAAGGACAATTAGTTGATTTACGTGATGCGTATAAAGCCATTCGCAAAGCTTTGTTTGTCAAACAGGGGCAAGGTAATGAGTGGATGCAAAGAGATAGACAAGAAGGCTTAAAATTGTTGCGTCAAATACAACGTATTTTAAGCTATACTTATTAACGCCTTCGGGCATAAAAGATATTAGTATGAAAATAAGTGATTTGGTTAAAAGTTTAGAGAAAATAAAGGCAAAACACGGAGACTTGCCTATTGCTTTTGAGGTAAGTGATGATGATTGTTGTCCTATAGACAAAATACACGTCACAACGATATATGACGATGATAGTACAATTTCAGAAGCAGGTTTCTGTGAGGTAAGAAACTTAGGTGATGGAGAGAAGTATTTAAACATTAGCGATATGTTAGGTGGTTAATGCCTTCAGACATAAATAAATAGAAATATGAATGCAACAGAAGCAAAGAAGACGCTATTTGAGATTAGAAAAAATCTTATTGACGATAAGCAGAAGCATGCTATTTGGTTAGCAATCAAAGCTATTGATTATTGTATAAGATTGAAGAAAGGATATTAACAGATAGTAATATGAAAGCAAGTGAGTTGATAGGGCATTTGCAATCTTACCTTAGCTTCGTAGGCAAAGATTGTGAAATGCTTGTATTTGACAAAGCAGAAGGTGTTTCTTGTGATATTAACGAGACTACCAGTGATGGCGATTATGTGTTTCTGCACATTTCATCTGATAAATATACAACGAAGACACCAGAGTAAATAACTATCCCTTATGGGATATAAATATAAGTAATATGGTTGTATTGTTAACGATTTTAGGAACTATCTTTCTGATAGTTAGTGCAATATTTTGGTCAGAAGCGCCAAAGTTGAGAACAGTAAGTATTGTAATTGCGACAGTGGCAGCAATACTTATGACCTTATGCTATGTAGGCTCTGTGCTTGCACAATATATGATAGAATTTACGAAATAATTAACTAACCACCATCTCCTGTAACAGGGAGAGTGTAAGTGATAATATAATTAATTAGTTTAGTATAGTATGAATGTTTTAAAAGAACTTATCAGTCAAGTAAAGCGTAAAGAAATCAAAGATTATGATGATTTAATGGCTGTTCTACAGTATGTTAAAGCACATAAAGAAATCAATAAAAAAGATATGTTTGCGTATAAAATTTGTTTTCATTACGATGATTATAATCAAACATGTTTTTGTGATGGAAAACCTTGCAAAGGAAAGTGTGAGGCGTTCGAAGAAGATTGGAATAAAGTTGATAGATATTTTTAGTTTAACCACCCTCCCCTATAAAAGGGAGAGGGTAAAAAGAATAGAATATGAGATTAAGTGAATATAAAGCAGGTACTATCTTAGTTGATGGTGATGGTAAAGTGTTTATCCATGATGGCTTTATTAACGCTGATGGATATGGCGTGATAATTGGTGAGGATTCCGATGGAATGATTCAGAAATCCAATGGTATAGGTAATTGGATGAAGAAAAGCTGCTGGAGAGAAGCAACTTCACAAGAAGTCAGTGAGTTTTTCGCCAAGGTTCGCAAAACACAGAAGATTATCAATTATTAGGGAGGGCAAAAAGAAAAGAATATGGACTTAGTAATAACAATATTAGGTTGGATTGCATTAGGGGTTATATCTGCTTATCTGTTAGCAATAGTAGGTAAAATAATCTTTGATGCTGCAACCGCTGATTATAAGTTATACAAGCATGTAAGATTGTGTCGCAAGAGATTGCTAAGAAAGCGATATGAAGATTATGCTTGGCTATTACTCCAGTTAGAGAAAGATACGGAAGTTTTCAATCTTACTCATAACACAAGAGATTGGACTTTTGAAGATTGGAGAGAATTTTATCTTAAAAAGGCAAAGGAGGATAAGAAATGAACAAAGAAAAAGCTATCGAGAAAATACAGTATGCTAAAATGCAAGTTGCTTCTGTATATGCATGTTCTGCTATCTTTGATGAAAAGACAGAGGTAATAGAAGGCAGACAGAAAGAACTTGAAAAAGCGATTGTCAATTTGCAGGATGCACTTAAAGAGTTGGAGGAGTGAGTATGATACAAAAACAGACATGGAAGGATGAAATCAGAATTTTAATAACTGATGAAGAAAATCATGGCTCTGTTCAAATATCTATTCCATTATATGTTAGTGATATTTTCGGCAAGGCTGATGCTCTAATATACGCTCTTTGGGTTGATGTTGTTTATAGAAGAAATGGTGTTGCACAACGCCTGTTACAACTCGCAGAACAACAGGCTAAGTTAAATGGGGTGAAGAAAATCGGATTGGAATTTGATAAAGATGAATCTGATAGATTTGTTCTAGATTGGTATCTCCGTAGTGGTTATAAACCATTTGATAAGAAAAGTAATTTATTAATTAAAAAAATATAGTATTAGTTATGTCATGGTTAGCAGTAGATAAAGGTGGCTGTGAACATATTTTTGCAGAAAAACCTTGCAGAAATGAAAGTAATACATTATGGATTTGCTCTGTCGTATATTTATATGGGCAGAGGTACGCAAATACCGGTTGCTGTTACCTTCCTAAAGGAAGCATTAAGAAGCTCATCGGAAAAGAATTGTCTTGGAAAGATGAGCCTGTCGAACTTAAAGGAGAATAAGTAATGAATGAAAAGATTCAAAAATGTCAAACTTGTTATTACGATAATAGGTGTTATTGGCAAGAGTTAGCAGACCATATTCCTATGGATTGCAATGACTATAAAAAGAGGGATAGGAAATGAGCAAAATGAACGTCAAAAAGTCTCTTCTAGATGTTGTTAAAAGCAATAACTTAGAGATACTAAAAATAGATTTATTCAATGATTTTGAGTTGTTCGTAAGGGAAGGCACTATGGAACGCAATGAGTATTGCAAGACTTATGCAACATTAGACGATTTGGATTTTGATGTAGAGGCTTTCTTGCTTAATGATGAAGTACGTGGAATTGTATACTGCCAAGATAAAGACACAAAAGAACCAGTGTGGATTGAACCTTGGAGTGACGAATGCTATTCTTGGTGGCAGGTTAGTAGAGTTCCAAAGTTCTATAAAGATAAATCTTTAGTAAGAAAAGTAATTTACTAATTAAAAAGTTAAAGAATTGAATATGATAGGAGATATAATATTATTCTTAAAGAAATGGTGGAAGCAAAATATTACTTGTCACCATGAGTATGTATATAAAGAAATTGGCAGAATCAATTTTGAAGAGTGCCGAAAGTGTAGAAGAATAAAAAATTATATGGGTTAGAGTATGGAAAAGATTTATAGCAAAGATATTAATAAGGTAATGCCTATTCTTCAAGCATTAGCAGAAGGTAAAATTATCCAATTTGCAGCTACTTATAAAGAATGGGTAGATTTAGATGGTGACAAGGACGGATTACTTCTTGAAACTCTTATAAATAATCCCAAATCTTATCGTGTTAAGCCAGAGCCAAAGTTCCGTCCATTCAAGGATGCAGAAGAGTGCTGGCAAGAAATGTTAAAGCATCAGCCGTTTGGTGTTGTTAAAGATAAGTACTTTGCTAATTATCAAACACATCGTGCATTTACATGCTTAGTTACTAATGGCTGTCACTTCCGTGGATATGAAGATGAGACATTTGAAAATAGCTTTAAGAATTTGTTATTTGCCGACGGAACTCCGTTCGGTGTAAAAGTGGAGAAATAGTTATGGCATGGGTAGCAGTTGATATGGATGGTACAGAGTATATTTATAATGCACAACCTTCTAGAGAAGAAACTCGTTTTATGTCGTGCTTTGATTGTATACATATTCCAAAAGGCAGCATCAAGAAGCTCATCGGAAGAGAGTTATCTTGGAGCGATGAGCCAGTAGAACTTAACGAAGATTGATATGGAAGAATTATTAAAGGCATTATTGGATGTATATATTCCAGTATTAAATGCTAATTGCAAGAAAACGTTTGCATTCTTAGATGAATACGTTCCTCCACCCACAAGGAAGGAGAGACGTGGGATAATTTCGATGTTGTAGAACGAGAAGTAAAGTAATAAGACTATGGATATTAAGATTATCAAAGACATCTTAGATGATGCAAAGGAGTGCGGTTGCATTGCAGGTATTTCACTCTCTAATGGGCAGTTAACTCATGCAAATTTTAGCAAATCAAAGTTATTTGATTTTACTGCCGATGTTCTTTATAACAAAAAAAAGCATTTGATAACTATACTTGGTGAGAACGGAAACAGAGATTACATTGATAGTGACTCTATCATACGTATCTTTATTAGAGAAGGTGTTTAACAATTAATTATAGGAGAATATGGATGCAGGTCATGTGAATGTGATATTAGGCGAAGCCGAGGACAAAGGTCTTAGAGGAAATATCAACTTGGTAGGTGGAGCAAAAATAAGTTTCGACTTCAATGGTATTGGTATTGAAACATCTTTCAATTGCAATACAAAGAACAGAACACTTATGATTGGAAGTGGAAGTACAGTAGTGTTTACACGTAAATATATTGATTGTAGCTCTATCCAGTATATTGAAGTGTTTGAACGTACAAAATAATTATAGGAGATAAGAATATGGATATATTAGATTATTATGAGGTTATAACTTCAAAGATTTTCAAGTTGGAAAGCATGAACGAGGGGCTTGTATTGATAGCACCGGAGCAGGAGGTGGATGGAGTCCGTTCCTTGATGGTGGGGGTGTATGTACCTGAGCATGAACGATACAAGATGTATACCTTCCGTTCCTCTATGAATGAGGGTGAACTTGGCGACAAGTACAAGGCGATGGTCGGCACGATGGATGTGCTTAAACCGGATTGGGACAGAATCAGAAAGAAAAGACGGAAGAGGATTTAACCTCTTACCGTCTGTAGGATGCAAGCTATTTCAAGATTATTTTTAGAAAACATGAAAATAAATTAGAGTTTCCTTGTATTTCTCGAAGGTTTTTATTACCTTTGCGAATGTAAACATCAAAACAATGAGCTTATGAAAGTATTATCAATTCGTCAGCCGTATGCTTGGTTAATCGCTATCGGCTGCAAGACCATTGAAAACAGAACATGGAATAGAAAGTTCCGTGGTCGTTTCCTTATTCATGCTAGCCAAGCCAAACCCGAAAAACTTGACGGATGGCAGGAGAGCGCAATGAAGAAATATTGCCAAGAGCATGGTATTGTTATTCCAGACTTCAAAGACTTGCCAACGTCAGCCATTATCGGCAGCGTAGAGTTGGATGATATTCAGTATCATGAGGCTTATCCGGATGCATTTGCTGAAGATTTCCAATATCATTGGTTCTTGAAGAATGCTAAATTGTTCGATGAGCCGATTAGAAACGTCAAAGGCAAGTTATTCCTTTGGGATTATGAGTATAATGATGCCGAAATGTAAAATAACAATACTTTTGTAATAAAAATACAAGGCATTGAAAATTAGCGCAAAAGTGTTTGTTCTCCGATGGGTTAGATAAGAAGTAAATGTAAAAATAAAGAAAGCCTCAACCTCTAACGAGATTGGGGCTTTTACAGTTGTCCTAGTGTGTCTCACCATTATTATTTCGTTCAATCAAAGGTAAGATACCTTTCTCCTTTAGGAACTCATAGAGAAAGAAACGCCCTTTTTGAGTCCATTTCGTGTTGTATTTGATGGTTTGTTTTCCATCATTGTGCGTAATGGTCACTGGCTCGCTATTCACATATCCCTTATCCAAATATTGGCGGTACAAGACCCATTGGTCAGAAACCTTGTGCTGGATACCATGCTCATGCAACAATTTGTTGAATGCTTGCGGACTCATTCCGTAATCCTGCGCCATTGATGTAATCACGCTTGTGCTCTTGTTCTTCATCATCACATCGAAGTAAGTAGTCTTAGGCTTCATCGTTGTAATCTGTGCGCTCAGTCCGACAATCTCCTGCGATGCCTTGGCAAGTTCCTCTTTCTGCTGTTTGTTTTCCAAGGTCAGCACTTGGTTCTTCTCGAACTGGTCAGCCCAAGCTCTTGCTGCAATAGCCGGATTGGTGAAATCGGGCAATGATGGAATACTCTGCATTCTTGACTTCTTCTCAACCTCTATGAAGTACTTGCGAATCGTCCTACCTTTCTCATTGTTCTCGATCATGCACAACTCCTTCGCCATATCCAGTGAAAGGGCATACTCTTTGCGAACACTACTGCCTTTTTCTCGTTTGACAAAATTATCAAATGAAGAAAAGTCTTGATTTTCAACGAATCCGTACTTTTCAATACGATTTCGAATCCAATGCGCAAACTCTTGCTTACTGCCCAACTTTTGGTGCAGCTCTCTTGCATTGATGGCTTGCTTACCATCACGTTCTTCTACCTTGATGAGTTCAAAGCCTTCAACCTTGATTTCATCACTCTGATTTACAAATGCTCCCAGCATGGGTGCATCATTCAAATTCTTTTCTAAAAAATCTTTCATTTCTTAATTTGTTAATAATTATATTTGGCTGTGGTGGAAACGAAAAGCCCCATCCGCTAATGTGGAAAGTGCGGACAGGGCTTGTGTCACTCATCCACTATTGTAGAGCGATGGACGGAATGACGACACTCCACGCTTGGAGTTATTCAAATAATATGCTTAATATAAATTATTAATTATCTCAAATATCAGTCAGTCGTGCGCTCTACTTCACAACCTTGTTATTTCGGTTGCAAAGTTAATGCTTTTCTCTTTAACTTGCAAACGCTTTAGTGTTTTATTTGAAACGTTAACGTTTGTTTTACTTCGGAGGACTTCTGCCCTCACCAGCACGACCAACTCTTGTGGCACGTTGCTGCACATTACTTCTTCTTTCCATTGCTCACGGAATTTAATTGTTAAACATCAAAGATAATGTGCAGTTTATGGTGTGCCTCACCTTATATATTGTTACGCTACCATTGATAGCATTTCTTTAGATTGCATCTGAATCCATTGGCAAGCATCCTTGCGGAAAAAGATGTCCGAATCGAACCGCTTGCCATCCACGATAATGTGGCTACCCTTGCACTCGAACTTGTGGGCTTGGGTCAATGGGACTAGCAGATAGACCGCCATGTCCTTTTTATCCAACACCAGTGTAAGGTCAGTACCCAATACATGTGAAATAGTGTTGTCTTCGTCGTCACACAATACACCAATCTTCTCATCGTAGCTCACGTAGAGAGCATCCATTAAATTCTTATCCATATCTCTTAAATATTTAATGTTCAAAGTCCGGTGCAGTTTAGCGTGTGCCTCACGAAATCTATTACAAATCACACTCGTATGAGTATTGCTTTTTCAGCTTGTTCAATGCATTCTCGGTAACGTAGTAGATGTTATCGAAATACTCGCTTTTCTTGATGCTTCGGCTTTCCTTCAGCTCTACCTTGTGATTGAATGTCACTTCGTAGCGGTTTGCGATGCTTGTAATCAAGAAATCGACCTCACGCTTATGTCTGTCCAGCTCGGTCTCTTTATACTCACCACGCTTGACAAATGCGTCCTTGTTCGTCTCTTCGATGGTTGCAACCATGTTGCCTTGCATCACGATAATCTTTGCGCTCATATCTAGTTTCTTTTTAATCGTTAATAATCTTGTTATGCAACTCGAATCAAGTTATAGTTCTTGAATTGTCTCCACTCTCCCTTGACCTCATCCCAGTACTTGGTGCAGTCCTTGCAAGCGTAACCCTTGCCGTTAGGAGTGTAGTCAATGTGACTCTCCATCAAAGTGCCGAAAGCCTGACGAATCTCACCATTCATTTTCTGAAAGTAGAACTCAACGACCTGCTTCTTCATGCGAGCCTTCAGCTTGATTACCTGCCAAGCTTGCTTCAGACATTCTGCCCAACTCATGTAAGCACCCTTAAGCTGAAATGCTCTGTGAGCCATATTCATAACTTCTCTCATCATATTCTTAAAAGTAGTAGCCATAATCACTATACCGTTTTACGAGTGCCGACTCGGAGGTGCAACCTCAACTAAATTAATTATGTTATTGTGACCTTTGTTTCTTAATCACGATGCAAAGATAACGCTTTTATGTGATATAACAAAATAAAATATCACTTTTATGCGATATTTTGATGTTTCTTAACAAATAACGCTTGAAATTCATATATATTCACAATAAAACACTTTTAAATCATATTTCTGCTTATTTTCTTTGGCGTTTCAATAACTTTTTGTATCTTTGCACCAAATTAATAACACATATAAGTAATATATATATGAATATAAAGAAAACGATAAAAGATAATGGATGGACTCTAGAAACATTAAGAGCCAGAATGCAGGAGATAGAAGGGCGTGAGGTAAAGCAGTCTTCTATGTCCCGAATAGTGAATAGTGCCAACCCTACAGTTGAAACACTTCAAAGGCTTGCAGATGCTATGGGGATAAGTGTCTGTTTGTTCTTTGAAAACAATCAACAGGGTATTTCTCTTGTTTGTCCTCATTGTGGCAAACCGATAACTTTGCATATAGATAAGTAACGTGGGGTGTTCCTCACTATGTTCAATAATTTAAAAGTATGGGATTATGAAGAAAATTGCTTACGTAGCCATTATTGCAGTAATTGTTGTCCTTTGTGGTTACGCAATAAAGGTTGCCTCTGAAAGAGACAAGATGATAGCTGAAGAGTGGAAACAGCATGAAATACGAGCTATATCCAAGGATTCCTGTATGCCAAAACGTGACTTGGTTTTAAAAAAATATTTTGGCAAAAGCTATAAGGTGATTGATAGTCAGTTTTATAACAATAAGGGTTATAATGATCAGAATGGTAGCTTTAGTGATAAAGGAACTGTAGAGGGTGTTGTGGAAGGAAAAAATGGGAAATTTGCGTATGATATGAAAGTCTCAATTCCTTATAGGAATCCTAAAGATTGGAATTTGGAATCGTTGATAGTGAAAGACTTGAAATCATGTCATTATGTATATATCGTGAGAGATGGGAAGCGTGAAGACCCAAGAGAATACGAAAAAGCAAATGCTATCAGTTCTTCTAGTGAGACCGATGTGTATGTTTCGGATGAAGACCTGTATTCAATAGAGGATGCTCTTCAAAAAGAGTGGAATGTTAGCAATGCTTCAAGTTCCGTAGGTGCGGAAAGCTCCAATGTGTTCAAGGTGAAGAAAGAAAGCGTTAGTGGACGTGAGGTCACTGTTTCTTATTCTTTACGTTCAACCTATGGTGGTCAGAAGAAATTTGTTGATTTGCATGGTGTTGTCAAGAAGAATAGTGATGGCTCTTGGAGTGTTGTAAACTTAGGATATTAACAATTTAAATAAATGTGATTATGAAGAAGAAAGTGATAATTGCCATCATCGTAGCTATCGTTGTGATAGGTGGCGGAATAGGTGGCTACGTGTACCATTCCAACCAAGTTAAGGCAGAGAATGCTGCTATTTGCAAGTCTAAGGCTAAAGATATACGTATGTCTTCGATTCGCCTTATATATGGACTAAAATTTATAACAGCTGATTATATTACGAATTGGAATAGCTCAATAGAAAACGAAGTGGCAATAAACATGAGTAATAAAATCGTAAGTTGCGATGATTTTTCTAAGGCAATGTCTTGGAGATGGTCTTTTTATGATAAGGTTGGGTCTTTTCAAAGAGTGGATAGCTGCGTAAACAAAATGGCAAGTGATTTGTCTTTATTGGCAAAAAACGAAGAGTCAGACAAGCAATTAGTAGAAAAATTTGAAAAAGAATTAGAGATAATTGAAAAAATCAAATCTTTAACAAAGAGACCAACCGGAACGCTTTTAGAGTATTCTGAAAACGTATCTTCCTTGTTTAGCAAGCTCTATGAGCTTGATGATGAAATATCAAAGACTGTCTTGATTGAAGAGTTGCATGGAAGCGAACGTGTAAAGTTGACATTATGTGATGTTTGGGGAGAGGGGTTGTTGGATTACCCAAAAGCAAAAACAAAAGTTATAAAAATAACGGCAAAGGATTATGTTTTCATAGACTTAAAGGATAATCTTAATAAATTATCAGATTAGCTATGGAGCTTTACTTTGTTATGATTATAATAAGGTGTAATCTTAAAAATAAGTTTCTAAAAGAAAATAAAGTTTAAAAGAATAAAGAAATGCACTAAATAATTTGCGTGTTTCGGAAATTATGCTTACCTTTGCAAACGAAATCAGAAATGGTTTAGCCGTGAAGTCGTGAGCATGGTTACTGGGATAAGAAGAAATTTAGAAGTCTTCGGACTTTTCTATACTTTTAGCCTCGTTCGCTACTCACGACAATAAGCGGACGGGGCTTTTGTTTTGTCCCAAAGGTAAGAGGCATACCTGTAAAACTGCCGTGTTTAATTTTAAAAGTAAAGAAAAGTATGAAGACAATTAGTTTTAAGTTGGTTGGTGTTAGTCCATTGATGTTGAATAATCCGAGAACAGTTTCTCCTTTTGATGATTACGCAAAAGCGATTTCCTCTATGACTAGCAAGAGACGAAAGACGGAAGAAGACCAATTGGAGATATGTCGATTGAGGTTCTTGGCATCCTTGTATCAGAACACAAAGGGCGAATACATTATTCCAAGTTCGCACATTATGCAAGCTGTCAAATGTGCTGCCAAAGAGATTCGTCTTGGTGCTAAGGTTGAGCGTTCTTTTGGTGTTATGGATGATGGTTTGTTGAAGTTCAAGGATGCGGACAAAACTCCTGAGCAACTTTACGAGCTTGGTATTTATGTAGATTGCCGTGCCGTTGGTATTCGAGGCGCAAAGGTTCTTGCTACTCGTGCGATATTCCCAGAGTGGAGTACTGAATGCACTTGTTGGTATGATGAAAGTCAATTAGACCGAGACCAAATTGTTAAGTTGTTCGAGGTTGCTGGTCTTAGATACCATTTAGGCACATTCCGAGCAATGTATGGAAAGTTTGAAGCAAAGGTGATGAAATAGTTGGTTATCCCCACATGGTGCTAGTAGAAGTTCGATTCTTCTATGGGGAGCTAAATGTCCAGAGAAGAGAAGTGAAGGTAGCGTAAAGTCAAGTAAAGTCAAGTTCAGTTAAGTAAAGTTTAGTTTTATAGTGTATAGTTGAGTGAAGTCAACAAATGGTTTCTCTGTATGGTATTCATCAAGGTTCGATTCCTTGGCAGAGAACAAAAAGTTTAATAAAAGGAGAATAAAAATGGAAAGTGTAAAAGAACTAACAAGAGAAGTTTTGGGTAAGTTTGAGGAAGAGTTGGTTGCTAACTTTGGCGAAGACCAACTTATTTCTCATAAGTGGCTCAAAGAGAAGTTTGGGTTGCCTAAGTTGTCTTTTGAAAACTACGATAAGAATGTTGATGCTTATATAGAAGCTATCCAATTACAGCAATTCACATATATGGAAATGGTTGATAAATTGCGTGAGGACTTGTTGAAAAATAAGCAATGTTGTCTTCGTAATGATTGGGGTAAAGGCTATAAAATAGTTCCTAGTAACAAGCAAGCCAATTATGGCTATGAGCAAATGATGGGTGATATTAAGAAGGCGTTGAAACAAGGTTCTGACATTATAAACAATGTTCGACCTTTGCCTATGGAAGAGCAATCTAAGTATTACGATACATTGGCAAAACTTGCAAAAGTGCGTGATGTATTTGCTAATTTAAAATAAAAAGTAAAGTATAGTCAAGTGCAATGCGGTACTGAAGAGTGAAGTGTAGTTAAGTAGACGTAAGTGAAGTCTAGACAAGTAAAGTGAGCCATCCTTCGGGGTGGCTCTTTTTTTTGTTAATTGTGGTTAATATAACAAAATTGTTACCATAAAATTTGGCTATATAACAAAAAAGTTATATCTTTGCAATGTCTTAAGGACAAAAGAGTTCTTGTAACAATGAAGAAAAGCGAATTGATTAAGAGACTGAGAGAAGCGGGATGCTTCCTGTCTCGACAAGGTTCGGGGCATGAAAAATGGACTAATCCTAAAACGGGAAAGTCTCAATTCGTGCCAAGACACGCTAGAGAGGTCGCCACAGGCACCGCTCATAGTATTCTAAGAGAATTGGTTGGGGAGTAATCCCCACCTTTCTCTCTTCATTGCTTAAAGGACTCTTTTTTATTGAGAAGATAAACGAATATATATATGAAGAAGATTAAAGTTATTGTAGAACAAGCCAAGGATGGGTCTTTTTGGTGTTATACCGAAGATGGCATAGGTAAGGTTGGCTTAAACTCTTGTGGAGACACTGTTGCCGCAGCGAAACAAGATTTAATGGATTGTTTGGCGTTGGCAAAAGTGGATGCAAAAGAGAATGGAGAAGTGTTTCCTGACGTTGAATTTGAATACAAGTATGACTTGCAATCTTTCTTTAATTATTTCTCTTTCCTCAATGTGTCAGAGATTGCAAAACGAGCAGGTGTCAATCCTTTATTGATGCGTCAGTATAGTAAAGGCATAAAGCAAGCTGGCGAGAAAACTTATGAACGTTTGGCGCATTGTATGAATGAAATAAAAAAAGATTTGGTAGCCGCTACCTTTTAGGCGTGTGGCTTCATTGTTGCAATAGATAAAGAACTCAGAGCCTTCTGCATGTGAATGTGGAAGGCTCTTTTTTTTTGTACCCAACCTTAATCTTTGCACTTAAATTTTTTGTGAAATAGCACACGTTAATTCTTTCGCTATTCTTTTGATTATTAGCTAATTTTGCCAAGAAAAAAGTATAAGGATGGCACAGTTAGAATTCAATATCAAAGCGAATTTCGACCAAATAAGGCTAGCCAAGCAAGAACTTGAAAGATTGCGTGGTGAGTTGTTGAAAACAACAAAGGCGACAGATAAGACGGTGGTTCAAGACCTTACGGACAAATATGCAGAGCAAAAGCAAAAGGTGACAGAGCTTAGTTCCGCAATGTCTCGCTATGCTTTTGTGATGAGTGGTGATTATGCCAAGAAAATGCAGAATCTTACAAGAGAGGTTTTTTCTTTCGAGCTGCAAGCAGACTCATCTAAGCGAAAGATTGAAAGACTTTCTTCTGAGATTGCAAAGATGCAGTCTAAACTTCGTAAAGGAGGCTTAGATATTGGCACTTCAACAATCCTTAATCGTGATATAAGCGAAAATTCCAATATACTCAATGATGAGAAAAGGCGTTATGAGAATCTAACCGGATTAGGTAAGCAGGCAAGAATCGAATTGCAAAACATGCAAGCAGAGTATGTCCGCTATTCGGGTTCTTCGAGTGCAACTACTGATAACGTAAAGGTGATGACTGATGCCTTTGCCGGAATGATTGAGGAAATGAAGAAAGTTCCTACTGTCGGTGAGGGTGCAACATCTTTATTTAATCGTCTCGGTGGTGATGCAAAGCAATTAGCAATGAGCCTCGTAGGTGGCCTGGGGTTTGAACAATTGGCAGAACACATCTTTAATGTTCGTTCACAATTCCAACAGCTTGAAATTTCATTCACTACTATGCTTGGTAGTGAGCAGAGAGCAGGAGCATTGATGAACCAACTTGTTCAAACGGCTGCGAAGACTCCTTTCGACATGAGTTCGATAACAAATGGGGCAAAGCAGTTGTTGGCTTATGGTACGGCTGCAAATGAGGTTAATGACATTCTTGTTCATCTTGGAGATATTTCGGCAGGTCTGAACGTTCCGTTGAACGATTTGGTGTATTTGTATGGTACAACAATGAGCCAAGGCCGCATGTACACGATGGACTTGCGTCAGTTTATGGGCAGAGGCATCCCGATGGCTGAGGAGCTTGGTAAAATCATGGGCAAGACAACCCAAGAGGTTCAGCAAGCGGTTACAGATGGAAAGGTCGGAGCTGATTTGGTGAAGAAAACTATCATCAACATGACCGAAGAGGGCGGAAAGTTTGGAGGTCTGATGGAAAAGCAATCCACAACCTTGCAAGGAAAATGGTCTAACATTGGCGATAGCGTTGATCAGATGTTTAACGAACTCGGCAAGAAGTCGCAAGGAATATTTGGTACAGGTTTAGACTTGATTTCGTCTTTGGTTGACAATTGGGAGACGGTCGTTAAAGTTATTGGTTCGGCTGCGGTAGCCGTAGGCACATATAAGGCAGGTCTGATGGCGGCAGCATCCATCCAAAAAGCTCAAAACAAAGCTACACTTGATAGTATTGCAAGTAATCTTGACGAAAAGATAAAAGCGTACAAAGATGAAGCTGAATTGTATCATTCCTACACCGGAAAAGATACATCCGAATATAAGAGCCAAAGACTTTCGGATTTGAATAAGGCTGTTTCTAATACTGATATGTTGGGTACGGATAAGGCCGAGGAACTTGTGTCTCTTAAAATCAAAGAGGCTCAGACCGATGGAATCATAACCCAACAAATGGCAGAGCAATTGCAACTTAAACGTGATATGCTTGTCACTCAGCAACAATCTGCTGCTAAAGAACAGATGGAGGCTTTGGAACTTTCCAAGGGACTTGATGAGAAAATGGCTCAGTTCAAGGAAATGGAAAATGATTACCGACATCTTAACGGAAAAGATACCAAAGATTATAAGGCAAGCCGTTATAATGAGTTGGGAAATGCTTTGTCCGATACCGAAAATATCGGTGATGATGAAACGGAGAAACGCATATCTAAGCAGATAGAATTAGCGAAATCTGAGGGGTTGATTAGCGAAGAAATGGCTAAACAACTCCAGTTGAAGCGTGACCTCTTGGTTGAGCAGACAAGACTTGCGGAGAAAGAACAACTCCAATGGCAAAATGCGGTAAACGCCAAAGAAGCCGCAGAAGGAGAGTTGCGTGCAAAAAAATCGCAAGAAGCCGACATCGCTGCTGCAAATAAGGCTGCGGAACAAGCAAAGGCTGAGGCTGACCTTAAACAAAAAATAGCCAAGGCAAATGAAACCGCTTATGGTAAGGCTCTTTTGGAAACTAACGCCTTACAGAAGAAAGTAGACTTGCAGCAAGAGAGTTACGATAAAGCGATGGATGAGGCTCGTGAAAAGAGAATAGTCCTTGCTCAACTTGATGAGGAAATAAAAAAGCAGCAGCAAATCATAGAACAGAAAGAAAAGGAATTGGTCTATGATAATGGGGCGGTTGATACGACTTCATTTGGTGGCTATGCGGATTCTTTTTCGGATAACGAAAATAGTTCAATAGTTCAATACGAGGCTGAACAAGCGAAATTGGAAGAGCTGATGCAAAAGCGTCAGCAAGCGGATGAGGAATACGAAAGTTCTAACGCAAAGCGTAAGGCTATCCAACAGGAACTTCAGACTACGACTGAGAAGTTGACAGAAGCCGAAGAGAATGAAACCGAGGTCTATAAAGAGACAGGAGCAGCGGCAGATGAAATTGGAGATATTGTTCAGCAAGGAATAGATATAGAGGATGGTAAGATTAGCATTACGGAGGCGGCAACTACTGCTACACAAACCAACACTACTTCTGAAGCTAGCAATGCAACCGCAAAAGGTGCTAATGCAAATGCCACTTCTTCGGAAACTATTGCTAATACGGCAAACTCGACTTCAAAGACAGCTAATACTGCGGCTACTAATGTAAATACAACGTCCGAGAACCTGAATACAGGAGCAAAGGAACGGAATTCCCTTGTTACCTCTATATTATCTGTTGGCACAAAAGGGTTAGCATTAGCTCAAAATGTGTTAACATGGGCTACTAATGCCGTTACCGTTAGTATGAGGGAGCTATGGGCTGCAATGCTTGCAAATCCTCTAACTACCATCATTACTCTGGTAACAACCGCAATGTCCGTTTTTGCGATGTTTGGAAGCGAGGAGGAAGATGCCGCAAAGAAAACGCAAGATATGGGAAATAAGGCTGCTGAGGCTAGTAATAAGGTTCGTTCCTTGTTTGCAGTTTTGAATAATGGCAAGGCAGAAGACCATAAGGATGCAATAAATGAATTGAAGTCTGCTTATGAAGAATATGGGATAAAATTGGATGAAACTAAAATGAAGTCTCAAAGCATGAGTGAGCAAGCTGATGAGTTAAAGGCGCATGAAGAAGAACTTATCGGTATTATTGAAAAGCGTTCTCTTGAAATGGAGCGTGCAAATCAATTGCAGGAGGCTTATAATAATTATAATTCTTCAAATGATTCCTCTTTCGGTTCATTCAAAGATTCTATTGACGACAAGTTGTCTGATGTAGAAATGGGAACTATTCGAAGTCTCATAAGTCAGGATGACATAGACAAGTTAGCTGAACTGCGAAAGGAGATGAATGCTTGTGGTGGAGATTTAAAGGTGTACAACGCATTGAATGCTCAATACTCTCAATTACAAGGGGAGTTGAATGTAAAAATAGGAACTTATCTCGAAAATATGCACCATAGCCGTTCTGAGGTGGCTCAGATGATTCCTGATATAAACGACTTTACTGATGGGCTTGTTAGCAATAAAGTTGAGTTGGATGGTACTGTTGATTCTATAAATAATAGCGTCAATGCCGCAGAACGTGCGAGAAAAGCCACATCTAATTTGACTTATGCGCAAGAGGAACAAGCTTTGAAAAGTCAATATGCAAAGAAGAGCTTCAAGGATTTGAATAGTGAAATCCAAGAAACAATAAAGTTGTGCAGTAGAAAATTGCATCTTGATATTAAGGTTAACTATGATGATAGTGAGCTTCCTGCATGGATTAAGAATATGTCTCAGTCTCAGTTGAAAGCGAGTATGGCAGTGAGAAAGAACTGGCTTGACGGACACAAAAAAGGGGATGTTCTTCAAGTTGGAGGTCAATATAAGACTTACGAACAGGTCGCAAACGAATTGGCTATGATGCAAGCAAGAGGTAACAACTTCGAAAGTAAGCCGAAGAAAAGCCAAAAGGAGATAGATAAGGAGAGGAAGGCAAGAGAGAAAGCGGCTAGGGATGCTGAAAAGGCTAGGAATGATGCCGAGACAAAGGCTGGTAATAAGCGCAAGGCTGAGGAGGACTATTCCAAGTCTATTTCATCCTATTCGGAGAAAGCTATCCAAGACATGACCAAGAACCGCATCAATGCGATGAATGAGGGTTATAGCAAGGAATTGGCTCAGATTACCGAGAATGCCGACAAGGAGAGAAAGGCGGTAGAAGAAGGTATAGACAAATTGGTTGAGGCTAGAAAAAAACGTGACCAAGCTGTTTGGGTTAATTCCGGCAAGGGTCGTAAGGCTAATCTGTGGAAACAGAGCAAAACCAATGAAGAGTACAAGAATGAGGTTTTGAATGAAACCATGAAGGATAGCAAGGGTAATCCGGTTAAGGTCAATGGTATGAATATGACCATAGGCATGAGTGTTGCTAATCAGATGAATGCAATTCGGGATAAGGCGGTAAAGCAGAATGAGGATGTGCTTGCTAAAGAAGCGCAAAGCATGTACGATTATCTGAAGACTTATGGCACATTCCAGGAGCAGAAGTTAGCTATTGCTGCCGATTATGCTAAGAGGATTAGCGAGGTTGAAAACTCTACGGATTCGGACTCAAGCAAGCAATGGAAGATAAAGTCTTTGAAAGAAGAGCAGAAGAAAGAGACGGATTCGGTTGAGGCTAGTGCTATTATGCAGAAGATAGACTGGTATCAAGTCTTCGGAAATGTTGGTGGCATTATGAAAGATGCGCTTGTTCCTTTATTGGCAGATCTGGATAAGTTCGTAGGTACGGATAAGTTCCAAAATTTGGGTGCAGACCAGCAGAAGAGTATCGTTGATGCTATGCAGAATATCCGTAATTCGATTGGCAATACAAGTGATTTAGGTTGGAAAGACCTTGCAAGGGATGTTGTTGCTTATCAGGATGCTCTGAAGAATGCGAAAATTGCACAAGAGGAATACACGAAAACGGAAACTTTGCTTATACCTCGTATTAAGGTTTTGCAAGAACAGATTGAGAGTGCGAAAAAGTCGGGCAATGTTGCAGAGCAAACAAGGCTACAAGAAGAATTGAATAAAGTTCAAGGTCAGTTAGCGGAGTCCGGAAAGAAGATTGTTACGGCTAACACAAAAGTTCGTACTAGTGGTCAGAAGTTGGCTCAAACGACACAGAATGTGACACAACCGATTTCTGCTATCCATGAGTTCCTTTCTACTTCTGGACTATCCGATTTGGCATCTCTTTGGGATAGCTTCGACCAGCTTAAAGGTGGAATTGACGGATTAAAAGCTTTGGACGAGGCTAAGAATGCAGCTGATGGTCTGAAGGATATGGGGAAGGAAGCCGGAGACGCAGCCGCAAAAGCTGGTAAGGAAGCAGGTGATGCGCTTGGCGAAGGATTGTCAAAAGCCGGACTTATAGGCCAAATTGTTGCTGCCATTTTGAAGATACTTGATGTTTTGAAGGATGGTATCGGAACATTGATTAGCAGCTTGATTGATACAGTTCTGAATGCGGTCAATGGTATATTGAAGAATATCCTAAGTGGTGATTTTATCACACAGATAGGAGGGTCTTTGGTAAGCGGCATTGGTAATATTCTCAATACAATATCGTTTGGTGGATTCAATAGTTTGTTTGGAGTAGGTGGAAACGCAAAAGAAGTAAACCGGACTATAGACAAATTGACGGCTAGGAATGAAATCTTGACGGATGCAATAGACAGATTACGTGACTCTATAGACAAGACTAGTGGTATCAAAGCCGTAGAAGACTCAGAAAAAGCTGAAAAACTTCAAAAGGAAAAAGAGCAAAACCTAAAGGACATCATGGTGGCGCAAATGGGTTATCATGGCTCTCATGGAAGTTTTAACCGTTATTTCCGAGGATTTTCGCAAGAGCAAATCAATAAGGTGTCTGAAGCGATAGGTAGACAATGGAATGGAAACCTAAGCGACATACGGTCTGCTGATGAAGCTAATGCGTTGTTGCAAAATCCTGATATTGTTAACAAGATTCAGAACACTGGTAAGGGAAATTATGGAGGAAGAGTCCTCGAAAAGTTGAAAGATTATGCGGCTGAGGCAGGAACATTAGAGGATATTGCTGATGACCTAGCAGAAAGCTTGACGCAAATATCTTTTGATAGTTTGAAGAGCGAGTTCATAGATACTTTGATGGATATGAATTCCTCTGCTCAGGACTTCTCTGATAATTTCTCCAAGATGCTTATGCAAGCCGTTCTGAAAGCTAAGGTAGATGATTTGTTGGGTAATGATATGCAAGCATTCTATGATGAGTGGACGGAGCGAGCTAAGGCAAATGGTGGCAAATTGTCTCAGACGGATATTAATGAATTGAAGGGAAGGTACGATGAAATGGTTCAAGAAGGACTGAAGATTAGAGATGAAGTAGCCGAAATAACTGGTTACAAGCAATCTTACGAGCAGTCTGCGTCTTCCGGTTCTTTTGAATCCATGAGCCAAGATACAGGAGAAGAGTTGAATGGTCGTTTTACAGCGGTGCAGATCGCCACAGAGGGAACGTATGAGGAAGCAAAGCTCATAAATACCAAGTTGGATGCTATTGCGGCTCGTGATGGTGGCGCAGAGGGTAGCTTACTAACTGCTAGCGTGAATACTATTATGGGTAATGTTGGAAACATTTGGTTAGCTGTTGATGAGGGTAGGACTATCCTTGCACAAAGCTTGATGTACTTGCAGTCGATTGATGAGCGACAAGAGCGTTGGCATAAGCCTATGTTGCAAGCATTCAATGATATACACGAATTGAAAGATAAGATGAGTAGATTGTAAACTTAATTTGTGCCATGTTAAAGTAAGAGGGGAATGCGTGATGCACTCTCCTCTTTTTTTTATGGAGAAAGTTTTTGTTTTTCACAATATAGATAAGTGTTGTTAAACTGAGTGCTAATTTTTGGTAGAGTGGAATATGATAGTTATCTTTGTAGTCGATTTCAAAACTTATAAGGACATGAAGATATTAGAACCAAAATATGAAATCCTATCCCAAGGAGAGGGTATGGATGGAGTTTACAAGCAGATAGAGCTGTGTGGTCGCACATGTTATGCGTCAAGTATGAAGATAGACAAAGACAGCGCAAAGCCTTTCGTTGAGCGTATGGTAAGCAGCAATCATCTTGCCATGTGTGAGCATGGAACGATTTACCTCCATGTAGCCTATGAAGAAGGATTTTTTGTACCGGAGTCTTTATTGGTCAAGCACTATCGTGAGAACAAATATTCAAAGGTGATGCAGATTGGCAGTGACTACTATATCACAACCAACTACAGAGTGATAGTTGAAAATAACTGGTTTGAGGATTTGGACTATATTTGCGAGCCTACGGAATGGCATGAGAAGCGAATAACAGTCCGCTTTACTACTCAGATTGCGGTAAGTAGAGAGGCTAACAGACATCGTGTAGATTCCGTAGCGGAACAAAGCACTAGATATTGCAACTATAGTAAAGATAAGTTCGGAGGCGAGATTGCTATCAACAAACCAAAGTGGGTTAGCGATGATGATGCGGTTAATCCATTGTCTTTTGATGGTGGAACATTTGTTGACCTATCAAAGAACATCGGTAGTTATGAACATTGGAGTCCGGTAGAAAAATGGTGGTTTGCTAATAGAGTATGCGAAATGATGTATTTGTCTTTGGTCAAGGATGATGGTCTTAAGCCACAGGATGCGAGAACAATACTTCCTCTTGATACCAACACGGAGTTGATTCATACCGCATTTGTGAGCGATTGGAAGCATTTCTTCGAGCTGAGAAGCCTTGGTACGACCGGAAAGCCTCATCCAGATATTGAGGTCTTGGCAACACCATTGATGAATGAGTTCAAGGAACGAGGTTTGATTTAAACGTTTATGAAGAAGAAAGCCAAGCAAATAGCCAAGGTGATGAGCAATGATTCTTTGGAGGTTGTTGCTCATATGATTGCTGATGAGGCAAAAGGTGTGCGCTACGAGGTGTATGCCGATGGTTCTAGTAAGAAAGAAAAGTGTGGTTGTGGCTGGCTTGTGCTTCATAAGGGAGTTATTATCAAAAGTGGGAAATATACTTTTATCACAGCTAAAGTGAACGATTCGGTGAGAGCCGAAATAAGGGCGGTTATTCATGCATTGGGTGATTGCCCTCTTTCATGTTCTGTTGATGTATATGTGGATTGCCAAGTAGCTATAGAGAGAATACAGGCATGCAAGTTAGGAGATTTGCAACCTATATATAATAAGGTAGCGAAAGACAAGACGATAAGATACCATTGGGTAAAGGCTCATAGAGGTAATATGTATAACGAAATGGTGGATTCTTTGGCTTTTTCTGCTACAGAAAGTTAATTTTGTATCTAAGCGTATAATAAGCGTTAAAAGATAAAAGAAATACATTAAATAATTTGCACATTTCAAATATTCTTTGTATCTTTGCATTGTAATTAAGAAACAAGGTTACTAATTTTAAAAAGGTGAGACACACCTTAAAAACTGTGATTCGTTATGAATATTAGATTGAGTAAGAAAGAAACAATGGTTTATGGCAATATCGAAGTGATGGCTGATGTAATTGGGGGTAACAAGTACTTTACATTTGCTGAGTTGTATGATTTCGATTTGGATAATACCAAGGATGAGTTGAAAGAAATCTTAAACTCTTTGACAGAGAAAGGCTACTTGAAGAGTTTTCACGATTTCTACGAAACTTATCGAGTTTTAAAGTAAGAACAATAAAGGGGATATAAATCCCCTTACAATATAAATTAGAGCGTGAGACACACGTAAAACTGTATTGAAACAATGAAAAAGGTATTCACAATTGAGAATGCATTAGCATTTTTGTTTGCTCTTGAAATAGTATCATTAATATTTTTTCTAGGATAGGGCTTATGCAGATTAAGTTTGGTAAGATAAAGTTTACTGCGGCTAAGTCCGAAAAAGGATGCCGCTTTGATGCTTGCTACAAAGGGGAGCATGTGGCTTTTGAGAGTGAAGACATGTCTTTGTATGATGATGTTTTTTCTGATAATAACAGAAGAGCAAAGGCTGCAAAGAGGGTGGTTTACGAGAACATTAAACACAAGTATTATGAGACCCATAGAGATTAGCGATTTCAAAGCTGCCGATGAATTTGTAGTTGAGGCAATGATGCAAGATGGCAAATTCAAGGTTATCGGCAAGGTTATTATTGATAATAATCTTCTGAATGATGATGATTTGGAAACCATCTGGGATTATGCCAACTGGGAGACGAATGGCTATGAAAAGATGGTTGTCTCTAATGGAGTGTACAAAGGCTTAAATGCATTTAGTGATGGTCGAATGTTCTATGTAATTACGGATGATGAGGTCGGAGTGGTAAACGACAATATCATGATACGTAAGCATTACGATGTCAACAATGGCTATTATATAAAGTCATCAAGGTTACACAAGGAGCAATCCAAGGATTTGTGGTGCTTTGGTAGTTGCGAGACCATAACTAACGAATATAAGTCAAACCCTTTTATATGTGGTAAGTGATGGCAAAAAAGATTAATCATATTAAACCTTCCTTCATTGAAGGCGGTGAAGTCTGGCATGATATTGATAAGTTCCCGATGCTAGACCATACAATTCTAGTATAGTTGCTGGAAAAAGGCTCTGACGTATTGATTTACCAGACGCAAAATGTATGTATTGAGCGTGTGGATAGGTTCATACCTACGAAGTCTTTTGTTCCGAAGCGTTGGGCGTATGCGATAGACTTAGCTCAATGCAAGCAACTTGAAGGATGAAAACAAAATACAAAACTAAGAATAAGCATATGGAAGAATCAAGAGGTGTTTACACATTACCAGTCTTGTATAATGAGCAAAGTGGTACAAACGAAGGTGTATGTGTAAGAAAAGAACTTGGAGTAGTTGTTGCAATCGACAATGAAGATGAGTTTAAAGGTGTTTTTTCAAAGGATGGTGAGGTTGATGTATTCAAGCAGTTACTATCACAAGAAGTGTATCGTTACTATACAGAGCACAACGCATTCCCTACTGGGCCTTTGGTTTCTTACAAGATGGATGGCGACATCATCTTTGATTACGTTGAAGTAACTATTGGAAAAATGTATGGCGGTTATGTTTATGTTGTTCATTACGACTTTGCAAGCACCGCATCATGATAAACAAGATTGATTATGACAGTAGTAAGAGATAGAATTAAAATTGCAGCTCAGATTGAAGTCTTGGAGGACATTGCTATTGACTATAGGGGAAAGACGATAGATAATATCATTCAACAGCTAGAAGCAAGATTGAGTGCGTTGAAGTAAGTTCAAATTTTTGAAGTTGAAAGACTATGAGCGGTGGACGTTTTGATTATGCTCAGTATAGGATTGCTGACATATACACAAAGATAGAAGATTACGTTGATGGTCATCCATTGGATGAGGAAGACGAAAGATGCTTTCTCGAAGACCGATGGTTAGAAGAGGATGAAGACAGGTATGTTAGAAAGCATCATCATACGATGCCTAACAGATATGGCTTATCTAAAGAGACTATCAAGGAATTCAAAAAGGGTATTGAACTTCTGAAGAAAGCTCAGGTTTATGCCCAAAGAATTGATTGGCTTCTTTCCGGTGATGATGGAGAAGATAATTTCCATCTACGTTTGAAAGAGGATTTGGCAAATTTAAAGAGTAAAAAAGAATAGGCTATGGGTTGGAAATATCGTTTAGATACACCTATGATGCAATTAGCAGAAGAGGTGAACAAGAAATATGATACCGATGCAGGTAAGATGCTTCTTTGCACTTATCTCTTCATGGTATCAAGTGAAGAGGTCAAGGACAAACAAGCTTTCTTTGATTGGGTAGAAGAATTGAGTAAGTCCTGTAAGTGCGATGCGGTAAGGGAGTACGTGAAAATCAACGGCAAAGCCGATTGGCTGCATGGTGGATTCCAAAAACCGATTTACCGCCACTACAAGGGTAATTTCTATGAGTATCTTGGAGAGGTTACTGATAGCGAGACTTCTGAGGTAAAGGTTGTGTATCAAGCAGTGTGCGGACAGCATGAAGTTTGGGTGCGACCAAAGGAAATGTTCTTTGGTAATGTTGAGGTAGATGGTAAGCTAGTTCCTCGATTTGAGAAGGTAGATTTAAAAGACTTAGAGAAACAAGCCGAGAAGAGCAATGGACAGAGAAAAGATTAAGAGCTTGTTAGGTCAAGCAATCTTGCGAGTGAATGAAGTCGTACCGGATTTCGAAGACTTGGACAAGGTTCTTCCTTTGCTTAGACAGGCAATTGATGAATTAGATAAGTCTGATTCGGGTTCAGTTAAAAAAGGGTGGAAAATGGCAAATAAGCAGACGATAAAGCCAAAGGTAGTTCCCTTTGAGATAGCCAAACTTCTGAAGGAGGTTGGTTACGATGAGAAGATAGCAGAATTTTGGGCTTATGCTAGTCCTTGGACAGCAAAGGGTGGCATTCGTAAGGGTGGAAAATATAATGAGCATTACGGCAGTTATATTGCTTACTCCAATTCCGAGTGGGAGAAATCCAATATTGAGTTTTCTGCTGCCTTAAAGTTGAATAGTAAGCATCCGGCAATATCCGCTCCAAGCTATGATATGGTGCTTGATTGGCTTTTAGAGCATTTCGGTTATTATATTTGTGTTGCAAATGTCTCGAAAGGTAAGTTCTGCTGGCAAACTACATCATGGTGTGTAGAGGAAGGCTTGTGTCATACGGATGGTAAGGAATATTCCAGTAGATACGAGGCAATGGATGCCGCATTCAAGAGTATCTTAAAGGCTCGCATAGATAATAAAGAAAACGAGGAAATCAAAAGACTTTTGGAGGAAATACAAGATGGAAAGACTTTATGATACTTTTGTACACGCAATAATGATGAAGTTAGAAGCTCGTTTATATGTTGAACTCGAATGTGTTTATAAGGATATAACAAACAAGATTGTTGAGAAGAAAGGTAAACTCACCAACGAAGACGTAATTGAGTTTCAGAAAAAACTACAAGAAGTGTACGACACGGATGCTGCTATTCGTGAAAAGGTTACTGGCATTAAAGATTCCAAGAATTGTATCTTAACTAAAGAAGCATGTGAAGAGTTAATAAAGCGACTTAGCGTGATTAATATAAAAGAAGATGAACAAGCAAAGAATGATAGAGTGGATAGCCACTTGTGATACAGGTATCTCTTCAATGACTATGTGGAGTGCATTGATGGGGGTAAAAAGAAAGAAAGATTTGGATATTCCTAAAGACAATAGTGACTTCCGTAGATGCTATGACATGGTAGAATACGGACACGTAACCTTGGATGAGCTACAGGTTGTAAAGAAGCAATATCCTTGGTTTGCTCCTGTTGTTGACAATTGGAAGGAATTGTCTCTTTTGTTTGAAGAAGAGTTGGACAAACGTTTGTATATACGAATCCGTCAGCTTTGCAAAGAGTCAGATGCTATCCGGTATGAGGTAAAGGGAGGACTTTATTATGAAAGGGGTTTTTGGTATAATGTTTAATTATTTAAAAGATAGAAAGAATGAATAAAGACAAATTAAAGGTCAGCTTTGAGATTGACCGCTACAAGGTAATTGGTATGCTTTCACGTAATTGTGAGAATGCTGAAGAGTACAACGAGATTATGGATATTCTTGAAGGCAAGAATGAGTTTGTGCGTGATGCGAATGGTAACGAGGAACTTGCAAGCCGCATTTGCAATTATGCTTTAGACTCTATCTTGGTTGAGAATCCAGATTTGGCTCTCCGTAAGCGTTTGGATAAGGAACAGAAAGGCGATGATGCTCCTGATGGAATTTCAAATGTTATCGAAATCAAAGGTGATGACGCAAAGAAACTTGTAGAAACCCTTTGTAGCATTCTCCACAAGGGTAAGTGATGTAAAATTCATCAAAAGAATATAAATAAACACTAAAATACTTGCAAGTATAAGAAAAAATGCTTATCTTTGCATCGTGTTTGAAACAGATGGCCTTCTGAGAGGTCGCTTCTACCATAAGTCAAGACTTAGGAGTTTACGGCATGGTTTACACATTACCCAGCCCAGCTAGACTATAACAAGCAACTCTTATTAGGGTGAGAGACCCTAGTTGCTGCATTAGACAAGTGGTTAAGTCGCCAGCTTTTCACGCTGGTATTCAAAGGTTCGAATCCTTTATGCAGTACATACAAAATTGCCCTATGGTGTAATGGCAACACTACAGGTTTTGGTTCTGTCATTAGTGGTTCGAATCCGCTTGGGGCAACAAGGTGGAATTGGTATATGTTCCACAAAAGGTGCGATATTCAAGCGGTTAAAGAAGATAGACTGTAAATCTATTCCCATTGTGGGTTCGGTGAGTTCGAATCTCCCTTGCACCACGAGATCTTTTGTCATAATACGAGGAATGTAGCTCAGTAGTAGAGCACTTGGCTTGGTAACTAAGGGGGCGTTGGTGCGAATCCAATCATTCCTTTACGCTTTCGTAGCTCAGTGGCAGAGCATAGGATTTTTAATCCTAGGGTCGAAGGTTCGAATCCTTCCGTTGGCACAATGATACACAAGAAGAGAGCCGTGATGTTTGTTTTGTTGGAATCTCGGACATCTGTCAATGGGCAAACGTAGGATGCAGATGAGACGAATAAAGTTGTGAATAAGTCTATGAACTAGGGGAACAAGCGGAATGGCTCTCTATTGTGCTTCATTTGATGGTTTAACGAAAAATTGAAGAATATGAAAAGTCCGTTAAGAATGGCAGTCGCTTTAGAAAAGAACAACAAGGTATATCCAAAAGATGTACGGAAGTTCTTGATGGGATTGTACGCCACGCTGCATTTGACAGATAACGCAACGGCTAAAGATATGGAAAAGCTGGTATATTATGCTTTTCGGAATGGTTACCTACTAGGTGTTAAGTCTGAAGGAGGTGATGACCAAAAAGCGTATGACAGACTACCGGATTTGGGAGTAGAAGAAGATATTGGTGATGATTTAAAAAGATAGTCGATAAAAATTGGTAATTAGTTAGTAAAGTTTTTTAGGCTTTGGTGTGTGAACATCGAAGCCTTTTACATATATAATAAGGTAAAATAAAAGCTGAAATGTTAACAAGATTCATATAGCAGTTACGAAAGGTTAAAATACGAAAGAAAAACATTAAAAAACTTGCATGTTTCAAAACTTATTCGTATCTTTGCATCGTCAATCAAGATAAGTTGGTTGATTTGCCGAGTGACAAGTTTCACTCAATAAGGTGAGAGCGACACCAAGGGGTAAGACCCGAAACAACTAGCACAATTGATTATGTCTAAGCAGACTGGTTTTTCATTCGCAAGTTCAAAGAAGTCATTAATCGAGACTATTGACGAAATCAAGAAGTCAAAGATGCCTCGCAACGAAAAGATTGTTGCATTGAAGGCTTGCGGTCTTCGTGAGAAAGAAATCTCCGATATGTTGAAGGTTTGTGTGCCAAGCGGTTCAACTTCAACGAGATTCGTTTATACATTCGGTGTTGAGATAGAATGTGTTCATGCCGAGCGCAATGCCTTGATAGAGGCAGGTCGTCAGAATGGTGTTGATATTCATTCTGAGGGCTATAACCACACCGACAACAAGAGTTATTTCAAGATTGTTAGTGATTCTTCAGTTGGTGGTGATATAGACCCTAACGAGGTTGTAAGTCCGGTATTGAATGGCAATACAAATGGTATGGCAACCTTAAAGAAGGCTATCAAGTCTTTGGATGCCGTAGGTGCAAGAGTAAATTCTACTTGTGGTCTTCACGTTCATATTGGTGCAGCAAAGTTGACAGGTGAGCAGTATGTTAACGTCTTCAAGAATTATCAGAAACTTGAAAGATTGATTGATAGTTTCATGGCTCCTTCAAGAAGAGGTAATTGCCGTTGGGCAGCCAGCTTGCTTGACAAGGATTTCACTAATTGTCACAGCAATCAAGATATTAGATTCGATGTCTTTCATGGAGATAGATATTATAAGGTCAATGCAGAGAGCTATACACGTCACAGGACAATCGAGTTTCGCCAACATCAAGGTTCTACCAATTTCAAGAAGATAGAAATGTGGGTGAAGTTCTGCGCAAAGCTTGTCGGTTGGTCTCGCAACAATGTCTTCACTAGTGAGGTTATGAATATCGAAGATATACCTTTCTTGAATAAAGAAGAGAAGGCTTTCTTCCAGAGTCGTAAGGATGCATTTGCAACCAATAACGATTAATTAATGTAGCCCTAGGGTAAAAGCCCTAGGACACAAAGAAATCAAAGTATTATTAAGAAAAAGAAAGGGTAAAGATATGTGTGTTATTATTGTATGTCCGAAAGGTGTTGCTTTGCCATCTGTAGATGAGCTAAAGGCTGCGTATATGAGAAATCCAGATGGTTGCGGTTTTGTGAGCGAGTCTGACCATTACAAGAGTTTGCATTTCTCTACATTTATCCGTAGATTGATGAAGCGAGATATAAATGAGAATGTAATCATACATTTCAGATTTGCTACTCATGGTTCTGTCTGTGTCAAGAATTGCCATCCATTCTACAAGGCAGGTTATTGGTTCGCACATAATGGAGTGCTCCCGATTTGCTCCGAGCATGATAAAACAGATAGTCAAATTTGTTTTGAACGTTTCATTTATCCTACTATCAAGAAATATGGTTGGGGTTCTGATGAACATATGAAAGAAATGAACAAATGGACAGCTCATGGTTCTAAGTTTGCAATGTTGCATAATGGTGAGATTGTGAAGTCCGGTAAATTCATAGAGCGTGATGGACGGTTCTATTCTAATTTGAATCATTTGGGTTATATGAGAAATGTAATAAACTTTTAGAAGATTAATGTTTAGGTTCTTTTTATTCGACAAGCGTCAGATGTCCGTGAGGATATTTGGCGTTTTTTTTGTTATATAAGGAGTTCTATTTTGCGTAGCTATTAATTATTCGTTTATGTGATGAAATAGCCTTAAATCGCTTAGAAATGCCGTTATTACTCACTTTTGCTTAAAAGTGAGATACTTGCAAATGGTTTAGTGCATTTATTATTCTTTTCGTATTATCTTTGCACTAGTTTTAACAAATATATCGAAAGAATGAAAGATAAAATTTTCCAGTTACTAAAACAAGAGTATAAGTCTCTTGGGTTAGGTGATGAAGTTCTTCAGGCACATGCCGAAATGCTTGATAAGATGGGGCTTGTTACTGATGACAACATCGAGACAGTGGTTGCTAGTCAAAAGAGTTTTTTGGAGTCCTTGCAAAAGGACAATGACCGCAGAGTTACCGATGCCAAGAAAAAGTTCGAGGAGGCACAGAAGGCTAAAGAAGATGCTGAACGCAAGGCTGCTGAAGAAGAAGCCAAGAAGAAAGCTGACGAAGAAGCCAAGAAAGCCGCTGAAGAAGCCGAAAAGAAACGCTTGGAGGAATTGGCAAAGAAAAACGAAATGCCGGATTATCTCAAAAAATACTTTGAAGAGCAAGCAGCAGAGAAGAAAGCTTCAGATGAAGCAAGAACCAAGGAACGTGAAGAGTTCAAGAAACTCGTTGAGACCTTGACTCAGAAGAACACAGACCAAGCCAAGACTTACAACGAACAGATGGAGGCGCAAAGCAAGACCATTAAGGAATTGCAAGAAACTATCCAAAAGCAAGCTGAGGAGGCTAAGGCTAAGGAAGAGGCTGCTGCGAAGGCAAAGGCAAAGGCAGACCACGATGCGAAGATTTTATCAAAGGCTAAGGAGTTGGGCATTCCCGAAAGTCGTATCAACGAGGGTTTCACCTTGAGCGATGATGCTACAGATGAAGCTATCGAAACATACCTCTCCAAGGTAGCGAACAACTACAAGGCGTTGCAACAACCACAATTCGGGGGCAGCTATCGTGCTAGCGAGGGCGAGCCAACAAAGGAGGACGTTGACAATGTAGCCGCATCATTAGTTCAGTCACTTTAAAAATTGAAAAACATGAATCAGGAATTGAAGACTACAAAAAAGCAAATTGTCTTTGGTGAGGATTCCGTCATTATCCAGAAATGGGAAGGCGACATCAAGGGCGGTCGTGCTTTGGATTGGACAGGCGTAAAAGATGAAGTTCTTTACGCAGGTCGTGTTATCGTGACAGATGGTAAGGGAACTTACAAGCCATTGCCTATTGAAACAGACAATTATAAGGCTTTGGGTACTGCCAGTGACCCATTGGAGCATTACAAGTATGCGGGTGTTCTCTATCGTTCCATTCTGAACGGTGAGCCAGCGGCAATTATGACTGCTGGACAAGTTAACAAGGTAGCAGCTAAGGCTGCAAATGGTGCAGACTTTCCGGATGCGTTCCTTACAGCTATGCCAAAGATTGCTTTGGTTAGCGATGAGGATGCAAACAAGTTCGATGAGTCTGATGCAACAATGGACAAAGACTAAAAGAAGGAGGATAACAGATGGAAAAATCACTTTATTTTCAGTTGGTCAATAAATACTTCCCACAACTTGTTGCAAGTGTAGTAGAGAAGTTGAACGGCAAGAATCAGACTGCATTGACCTATATGTACCGAGACCACTTGACTAACACATATAGTCAGGACGGACGCTGGGCATCAATTACTGCGGAATACACACGAGTTGCTGCTGATGTTGTATCAATGGATGCAGAACTTCCATTGAAGAGCCGTGATAAGGTTTCAACCGCTGAGGGTCAAATCCCAAAGGTTGGTATGAAGCTTTACATGTCAGAGAAGCAGCTTAAGGATTTGGATAACATGATTGCGCAACGTTTGCCTCAGCCACAGATTTTGCGTAACTTGTTTGCAGACCTTCCTCGTTGTATTCAGGCGGTTTACGAGCGTATTGAAGATATGTTCCTCAGTGAGCTGTCAACAGGTGTAGCTTTGGCGACTCGTTCCGGTGGTACTGGTGTCCGAGTTGATGTAGGTTTTGCCGAGAAGAACAAGTTCGGTCACGGTGCTAAGGCTTGGGACGCAGAGGATGCAACTCCACTTGATGACATCCAATTGGTTTACGACAAGGCGATGGACGACCAAAACACCATCACTACTTGTTATCTTGATGATTACACAATCAAGTTGCTTGGCAAGAACAAGCAGGTTCGTGCTCAGTTTGCCTTCAATCAAGGCATTGCACTTAGTGGGGATAACAGCAACATTCCTATTTTGAGCTTTGAGCAGATTGCGTCTATCTTTAGAAATAAGTGGCAGACCAACTTGGTACGTGTAGCCCGTACAATCAAGACCGAGATTAACGGCAAGAAGGGAACACACAACCCTTGGGCTAAGGGTCACATGACCTTTACATGCTATGATAACCTTGGTGATTTGTTCTGGACTAACGTAGCCGAAGCTACAAGACCAGTTGCAGGTGTTACTTATCAGTCAGCCGATGAGTATATCTTGGCTAGCCGTTATTCTACTAACGACCCACTCCGTGAGTTCACTAGCTCACAAGCAATGGTTGTTCCTATCTTGAATAACGTTGATGCCATCTACTCTTTGGACTCAACACAAGCGGTAGGTTAGGCTTATGAGAGGTGAGGTAATTAGTCCGTTCCGTGATAAGTTCCATTTTAACACCATCTATGAAGTTGGTGCAATCTTGGACTTTGACGAAGAACGCATGAACTCCCTTATCGAACGTAAGCTTTGCAAGATGTTGGAGGTGCAGGATGATAACCATTCTGCACCTCTAAAAGACGATAAGGAAATTAAAGATACTCCTAAAAAGGAAGTCTTGAATGATGGAAAAGAAAATCCTGTAAAGGAAGAAGAAAAGAAGTCAGAAGAGACACCTAAGAAGGAAGTCTTGAAGGAGAAAAAGGAGAGCAAGCCTAAAAAGGAGAAAACCTCAAAAAAGGATGCTGCCGAGTCTACCGAAGAGAATTCCCAAAAGGAGAATGTAGAAGAAGAACTTGACGAAAAGACTAAGAGCGAGCAGGAGGCTGCAAAGAAAATCGCTGAGGCTATGAGTCAGGCTCAGAAATAAGGATGTCACATGAAGATAAGAGAATACATTTCGCAGAAGTTGCGTGCTTGGAACATTACCGATGCCCAATTGGAAGATATATCGTCAGGTATAGACCTTGACGAAGAATATACGTCTGATAATTCCCAGGTTGTAGGCAAGGCGATGATTTCCGTAATCGAGGAACTTATGCTTGCCCCATATATGAGCAATGTGAATGAAAATGGATTCTCTGTCTCTTGGGACTACTCTAGGATAGGACAATACTATATGTGGCTTTGCCGAAAATATGGTGTTGCTCCGGATAATGAAGTGGTGGCAGCTTTAGGGCTTTCCACTATCACGGATAAGTCTGATATTTGGTAAATGTCTAGGTTATGTTATATTCCCCTCATATATTAAAGAAAAAGTTCGTGAATAAGGTTGTCAACAAGTACAACGAGGTCATTAGCTCTTCTGAGGAATGGAAAGAAATGGGGCGTTGTCGGTGCGATGACAACTCTACCGAGCATTTCACTACCGATAATGGTAGCATATATACACCGAAATATCATATTGTTTGTGACAAGTGCCAGATTTCCGAAGGTGATGAAGTCAAAGTATATTCCGATGATGGAAGTTACCGAGGAGGTGGAAAGGTCTATAATGCCCCTAAGTGCAATTATCTTGGTTATATGAGTATCTATGTCTGATGTTATAAAGGATGAGATAGACGCTTTCTTTGCACAGGGAGAAAGGGAAGTAGATGAATTTCTTGATAGGTTAGGTAAAACTGCTGTTGAGTTTGATAAGGCTAACGGAAACTACCGAAACCGCACAGGTAATCTCAGAAGGTCTAACTATAGTAATGTACATGACCACACCTTGACCATTGGCAATAAAGCGGAATATGCGTCTGATGTTTCCTCTAGGGGGTATGATGTTATAGATTCGGGTATTCAGTATATCAAGAAAGAAATCGAAGATATGCGATGATAACAGAAATAGATGCTGGTCATGTAATCTATGATGACTTGGAACTTATGGGATTGGAACGAAGACTGAAAGGACATCTGACAAAGGGTGGACTTGAAGGGGAAAGACCTATGGTCGGTGAGAAGATTCCTGATGAAGGCATGATAGTAATCATTCCTAAGCGCATGAGTGCAGACAAGACATATTTCAACGATTGTACTATAGAGGTAAACATATTGCTCAAAGATATAGAGGGCGAGGCTAATCCTCAATTGAACGAGCTTTTAAAGAAGGCTATTCAAACCCTGTCCGACAATGAGGTCGGAAAAGTTGAGGATGTATGGTATCGTTATTCTATCCGCTCCCACGGCATAGAGCAAGAGAGTAGGTTGAGTTGCCATTACGCAAACATTACTATTGATTTTGAAACATTAAACGTAAGATAAGATGAAACCATTTATTGGAATCAAGAGAATTTGGTATGGTGCTCCTCTTACCGAGGCAAATACACCTGCTAAGTTGGCTACATGGTTGAAAACCGCTACAGAGGTTAAGAACAGCCATGAGGGAACATGGGGATATTCTCAGGATGACCCTAGTGTTACCGAGTACAAGAACGAGCTGAACGGACAGGTTTACTATCGTGACAAGACCGATGAGGGTGCTAAGACAATTACATTCTCTATTGGTGTCTTTTCATGGAAGAATAAGGTAGACTTGCAGGGTGGTAAGATGTATAAGGCAACTGGAGAAGAGACTACAACGGAGGCAGATGCAGTAGGTTGGTCTTCTAGCCAAGATTTGGCTAATATCAACAAGTGTATCGTTGCTCAGACCAAGACAGGGAACTACATCGTTTTCTCAAATGCGGCTATCGTTGCCAAGGGTGACCAGCAGGATAAGAATATCACTTTGGGTATTTCTGCCGTTGCTATGGAAAGCGAGATCGATGGTGTGGCTGGCGAGTACCAATGGGAAGGCTCTGCGGTTGTAGAACAAGAATAAGACATAGGCAACAAATGATAGAGGGGGATGGTGTTAATGCCGTTCCCCTTTTTTAATATTCAGAACCATGAGTAAGGCAAGTAAATTAATTACGGATGCAATTCTTGGAGAGGACACCGTAACGATAATCGTGAATGGAAGGGCTTATTACGTTTCACCACCTACAATTATAAAATTGGTCAAGGCGGCTAAATACCTTGATAGTTTCGAAGAGGGCAAGACCTTAGCGGAAGTCTTATGCATGCTTAAGAATTTGGATGATGCTTGCAAGGCGTTGTCCGTATTCATACAAGGCGATGAATCCATTAGTGATGAATTATCTAAAGGAACGCTTGAAGAGGTTGTCAATGGCTTACAAACGGCTTATTCCTTAATCTCTATAAAGGATTTTCAGACGCTATCAATTTTGGCGAAGAGTGCGGCAAGGATGATAGCAAAACCACGACCATAGGTAACGATACACTCTTAGGACAGATTGCATCTTTTATGGATAGTCTGCATTTATCTTACCAAGAAGTCGTGAAAGAGATACCTTATAGAAACTTATTGCTGATGGCAAAAGACAAGCAAAGAGTAGCATGTGGTGATGTAATGTATGAGGTAACGGAAGAAGAGTTTGGAATGAACTTCAAAAAAGGATAAGTTTAAAATAATGCAAATAAAGTATTAAAAGCACTAAAACGCTTGCAAGTTAGCGAAATAATATTTATCTTTGCAAGCGCAGAACAAAAAAGGATAAAATGGCGATTTAAGAAATTGATAAGATATTAGAGACACGAAACCCGATGGACTATACCGAAAGGCAGTCCGAGTCACTATTCCTTTGACTTTGCAATCGGTAGTTTCGTGTTTTTTGTTTAAAATAAGATGCAAGATGTAAGGTTGATATTCGAGATACTGGTTTCCATGTTGCTTTGCGTTTGTCTCATATTGCTTGCTGTAAGTAGATATAGGCAAAAGAAAAAGCGTGAAGAACCGGAGCGAAAGGAAATGGACTTGATAGACTTCTTTTCTTTGGGAGGAGTTGCCTATTATTGGAACAAAGGTGGTAAGCAGCAGAAATGCTACACATACGAAGAATTTCTGAAAATCAAGGCTGACTACGTGGAGCTTTGGTTGAATCAGAATAGATATATTTTTAACTCTCAATTAGATTGCGATGATATATAAAGTATTTGTTTTGTTTCCGACAATAGTAGTATCAGATGGTATTGTTGGTATAGCTTGGCTAGGAAAGGTCTTTGGCTGGCGATATGGAAAGAACAAGAAAAAGAGCAAGAATGTGTCCTTAATGATAGGATATAACACAGGAATGTCTCTTAAGTCGAAAATAGACGATAACGCAGCGGATGATTATTTAAGACGCATTGCCGAAGAAAATAGAATCTAAATTCAAGGGTTAGAGTCCCTTTTTTACAACCATATTACTTGTGGTTATTTTTATACATCGGTTTTTATTAACGATTGTTTTTTATGGTAGATAAATGTATAAAAACGAGCACAAGTTCCCTTATAGATGGACTAAAAAAGATGCTAATTTCACAAAAGACAAAGGTAAGGTGATGTCTTGCTTTTGTTGTGGAGGTGGAAGTTCCTTTGGCTACAAACTAGCTGGCTACGATGTTGTAGCCTGTAATGAGATAGACCCAAAGGTTATGAAGATGTACTTGAAAAATCACGATGTCAAGTACGCTTTCAATTGTGATATTCGTGAGTTGATTACCAATATCAATATGGGGGGGCATATTATGAAAGAAGAGCTTCATAATTTGGATATATTGGATGCTAGTTTCCCTTGTTCGGTATTCAGTATTGCAGGTGACCGCCAAAAGGCTTGGGGAAAGGAAAAAGTATTCCGAGAAGGTCAGAAGGCGCAAAGGCTTGACGATTTGGCTTTCTACTCAATCGACCTCGCTAAAGAACTAAAGCCAAAGGTAGTAGTTTTTGAGAATGTTCAAGGTTTATTACAAGGTGAAGCCATCGAGTACGTAAAGGAGATTTATAGACAGATGAATGATGCCGGATATATCTTGCAGCATTGGCTTCTCAATGCACGTAACATGGGTGTTCCTCAAAACAGACCTAGGGTATTCTTTATTGGGTTACGTAAAGACCTTTGCGAGCCGTTTATGGTTCAAAAGGATTTGTTCGAGCGAGTGCCTAAGATAGATATGGACTTCAACGAGAAAGAAATTGTCTTGGATGAGTTCTCTGACTATTGTGGAAGGCAAATTCCTAAAGGAATGATGAAGTATTGGGAGCATAGAAATGAGAAAGATAATTCTATCGGTGATATTGTCAAGCGGATGGATAATCGTCTTTCTATGTTCAATAATATGTTTCTTAAAAAGAATAAGGTATGCAATACCATATCAGCAATGGAGGATAGACTTGTGTATTATGATAATCCAAGTTATCTTTCAGCACATGATACGATTTTAGCATCAACATTTCCGATGGATTATGACTTTAATGGCATGAAACCTTGGTTTGCTTGCGGAATGTGTGTTCCTCCAGTTATGATGGCTAATGTTGCTACGAGAATCTGGGATTGTTGGTTGTCAAAGATTAAAAAGGAGGAATGCGCATGATAACAGCAAGTATGACTTCGGGTGAGATGCGTAGGGTACGAAACTTAGATGAAGCTAGAATCTATGAGTTTCAGATGCGAAAAGCTAATGAGCTTAAACGTGAAATAAGAAAGCAGAACGTACGACAAATAACAAAGACCTTTGAGCTTGCTACACCGAATGCCGATTATCTCATCGTTGTAGGTGTAAAACATGGCGATGTATTCGCTTCCGGTTTGTTCATTTATCTGAAGGAAACCAACGAGTATATTCCTATGAGTAGAAACGAGGGGTATAGCGAAGATTGTTTTGCTATGAGCGTTCATTTTCTGAAGAGATTTGCAGAAAGGTTTTTGAAAAAAGACTTACCGATTGCCAAGATATTGCAAAAGATATATACATCGTTTACGGGTGCAGTTCAGCTCTATAGTGATGACAAGACAAGAAGAGTGGTATTTGCAATTCCGGAAGGGCTTATACTCACAGAATACGAGCAAGAAAAGCATATCATCCACTACAAAACCTTTGTAAGCATGGATATGCTAAAGAAGACACAGAAGCGAAGTTACGAGAAGATAAGTGCATTTCTCATGGAATCTTGTCAGCAAATAGCTAAAGCAAGAGACACCGGAAATGACGAAAGGCTGTGCGTTGTGTACAGAAGGTTTTACAATGATATTGATTTGCTAGATACAAAGGAGGCGCAAGCCATATATTCAAGTTTCTTTGAAAAAGGAGGTAACAATGAAAGATAAAAGTATAACAAGGTTTCTTGGTGATATAAAGCCTATAAAGAATTACGAAAGGTATTATGTTAGCAAGCTGGGACATGTTTTTACTATTGGGAGAACGTCTCAATTAAAGGAAATCGCACCTTGCAAGACACCAAAAGGTTATCTGAAGGTATGGCTTTACAAGAACGGAAAGCGCAAGATGTTTTATATACATCGTTTGGTAGCTCAGGCTTTCTTGGAGAATCCAGAAGCGTTTCCAATGGTGAATCATAAGGATTTCGATAAGACGAATAACGATGTAGACAACTTGGAGTATTGCACCGCAAGATACAATGTGATTTATTCTGCTATAGCAAAGAAAACCTCTTCCGAATACTTGGGTGTGACTTGGAATAAGAGTGTAAGAAAATGGCAAGCGCAGTATCAGATAGGTAAAAAGAAAATATATATAGGTTGCTTTGATACGCAAGAAGAGGCTCATGAAGCTTATGTTAACGCTATAAAAGAGATTTGATATGCTTGAATTTGATAGAATATACAATTCCGACTGCATAGAAGGAATGAAACAAATAGAGAGCGGGAAAGTAGATTTAATTGTTACTGACCCACCATATTGTATCTCCTATAAGACCGGACGGAGAGCAGACGACCATCGTTTTTCGAAGGAAATACTCAATGACGATAATGAGCAATTGATTATTGATTATATGAGCGAATGCTACCGGATTTTGAAGGATGATAGTGCTGCTTATATCTTCTGTAGTGCCAAGACCTTGGACTTTTTTATGCAACAAGCGAGGAACGCAGGGTTTACCATTAAGAATGTGCTCATTTGGCGAAAGAACAACCATACGGCTGGAGATTTAGATGCGCAATATGGTCAATGTTACGAGCCAATCCTGTACTTGAATAAAGGCAGACGAATCATAAACGGCAAACGTTTGGAGGACGTGTGGGACTTTGATAGAGTTCCATCAGATAAGTTGGTACATCAGAACGAGAAACCAATCCCCTTGCTTATGCAATGCATCTTGAAATCATCGGACGAAGGAGATTTGGTATTTGATGGTTTTATGGGTTCAGCAAGTACTGCTCTGGCTTGTATGCGAACAAACAGGAATTTCCTTGGCTTTGAGTTAGACGGGGAATATTTCAAGGTAGCACAAAAAAGAATCAAAGAAGAAATGTTTAATCAAAAAGATATGTTTGGATATGCTGGAGATAGATAAGATTTATCAAGTTGATTGTCTGGATGGTATGAGCAAGATTGATGACAAGTCCGTCTCGCTTATACTCACAGACCCTCCATATGAAATTTCAAGGGATTCCAATTATGCAAAGTCCGCTCCTATTGGTAAAGATACCGATAGATTTCGCATATCTATCGACTTTGGAGACTGGGATAAACAGGAAGCATTTGATATAGGCTCTATGATAAAAGAATCCTACAGGTGCTTGAAAGATGGTGGATATATAGTTTGTTTCTATGATTTGTGGAAGATTGGGGTCGTAAAGGATGCGATGATTAAAGTCGGATTTAAACAAATTAGATTTATAGAATGGATAAAAACAAATCCTGTTCCAATAAATAGTAAGACAAACTATCTCACAAACGCAAGAGAGGTCGCTGTGTGTGGGGTGAAAGGTAAAAATCCTATCTTTAATAGTGAATATGACAATGGAGTATATAGCTTTCCAATCTGTTGTGATAAGGGGAGATTTCATCCTACCCAGAAGCCTGTTAGTCTTTTCAGAAGCATTATAAACAAGCATTCCTGCAAAGGAGATATTGTACTAGACTGCTGTATAGGTAGTGGAACTACGGCTATTGCGTGTATTCAAGAAAATCGTAATTTTATAGGTTTTGAAACTAATAGAGAGTTTTACGATAAAGCAAACAAGAGAATAGAAAATGAATTAATGATAAAGCAAGACAGTTTATTTTGAAATGAAAGTTAGTGGGTGATATGATGGAGCTAAATAGAATTTATCAAGGTGATTGCCGAAAGCTTCTAAAGCAGCTAGACGATGAATGTATAGACCTAGTATGCTCTGATGTTGCTTATCCGGTACAAGCTAGAGGTGGGCGCAGTAGCATGAGTGGATATTGGACGGATTCTCAAACTAGAAAAGGTAAGATATTCAAGAGTAATGACATAGATATTTCGGAGTATATCAACGAACTATATCGAGTACTAAAGGATAAGACTCATTGCTATCTTATGTGTAACGACTATAATCTGATGCACTTTCTAGATGAGATAGGACGGAGTGAGTTTCACTTCACAAAGTGTTTAATATGGGATAAATGCACTAAGGTGTGTGGAACGTATTATATGAATCAAAAGGAGTATATCATTATGCTTCGTAAGGGAGGTGGAAAGCCAATTAATGAGTTTGGCACATCTGACATTCTGAGTGTTCCTATTCCAACCAACAAACGCAGGGATAAAGAAGGATTGATCAATCAGACCGAAAAACCAGTTAAGTTGATGGAGATTCTAATCAGAAACTCAACAAATGTAGGTGATGTTATTCTTGACCCATTTATGGGGAGTGGCACAACAGCAAGAGCTTGCGTAAACCTTGAAAGAAAGTATATAGGCTTTGAAATAGACCAGCGTCAAGTAGATTTTGCCAATAACGAATTAAAGAATATGAGTAGGCAGTTAAGTCTGTTTTGAAACTATGGATATGTGCAAGGTGTTTTGTTGCAATCCTGTTGTAAGAAATGGGAATAAAGAAACAACGGATGCTCTTATAAGAGCTATGAGAGACGAAGCCTTAAAACGAGGGTTGGTACGTGATGAATTGATAGATTTTTGCAACCAATTCATAAGAGAGGGCGAAATCAAAGCTTGTATAGAGCATTTGCTAGATAATTTCAAACGTTATTTTTGGAGGTATCATTGATATGAGAAGAAGAAAGTTGAACAAGTCTCCAGTGCTAGGCTTCTGCGGATTTGTTATCGGTTACGAGTGCAAGGAAAAGGGAATAAAGCTGATGGAGTGCGATAAGGCGCAAGCAGATGCAATCATAGTTCCTCATCACTTTTCACACAAGGTAACGAAGAATAGTTGCTTGAATCTTTTGGTATTGTATAAGGATAAGATAAGGGGCGCAATGCAAATAGGGTATGGAATCCGACCGCACATCAAGACTGAAAAGGGCGAAGTGTTGGATTACCATCAAGTGAGGGAATTTGACAGAATGTGGTTGTCTGATGATATGCCAAAGTTTAGCGAGACGATTTGCCTATCTCTCTTGCATAAGTATATTAGGGCAACACATAAGGAAATCAAGTACCTTATATCTTATGCCGATACGTCCATAGGTAACAAGGGAACTATATATAAAGCTGCAAACTATGAGCATATTGATACCATTAAGGCAGATTTCTATGTGTTACCAAGTGGTGAGCGTGTGCATCCGGTTACGATGTGGCATCGGCACAAGACAAGAGCATGGGAGGTTCTAACGAAGCTATACCCAGGAATAAAAAAGGCAGAAGGGTTTCAACTTAAATTTCTGAAGAAGTTATGAAGAAAAGAAATAAATGTATTCCTCGTCATTTGCATCCAGATCCTGAGCATTGGGTTAGAAATGGTCAATCTTGGAAGGCGAAGGTAGCTTATGAAAGCGAGGATGATGCTTGGGAGTTTCTAAATCAGAATTCGAAGTTGAAGGCTTCCAGCTGGCATCCTTACTTATGCAAGGTTTGCTCAAAGTGGCATATTGGTAGGTTACATAATTAACGATTATGAAAAAAGAAGATAGACTTAAAATATATCGCAAATACGATGGGCATTGTGCTTATTGCGGCAAGAGTATAGAGTATAAGGATATGCAGGTTGACCATCTTGTTCCGAAAAATCGAGGTTGTTACTCTCGGTGGAGCGACAAGGAGGGAAAATTTGTCGTATTCCATGGCGATGATTCCATGGAGAACTATATGCCATCTTGCAGGTCTTGTAATCTTCGTAAGCGTGATATGAGTTTGGAACAATTTCGTTCAGAGATTACTAGACAGGCTAAAGGATTGCTTAATGGTAAGGCTTCTTTCCAAGTAAAGATGTCGCTTGCTTATGGTTTAATCGAAGAGCACTTTGATAGACAAATTGTGTTCTACTTTGAGAAATTTAAATAGTTGAGAATATGAAGAAGTTTAAGAAGTCGATAGAGATTAGCACTAAGAATATTTCAGACGTTCTTCAAGTGCCAATTGTTACAAGTTTATACAAGACTAAGAATTTTAAAAACCCTTGTCTTGAAGGTCGTAGCGTTCCTTATGATACTATAGCACTGATGTATGTTCATATCGAAGGCTTTGATAGCGATTTTTGTATTAACCAAGGCAACATGCTCGCTCTTGACATTTGTGATACTTGGTATGCCTTTTCAAAAGCAGGGTGGGAGAAACATAAAAACGATGAGGTATGAAGAAGAAAGGATATTACGAATACGACCAGCCCATTTACCCACACTTATTGTGTGTTGGGGTTGGGTTGCAGTTTGAGGATGCAAAGAAAGCATTCTTGAATAATGATGGTACGGATATTGAAAAGTACGATTTTTTAAATGGTGATGGATTTACTTATTACGGACTTCACATAAGAGAAACAAGAAGAAAGTGCGTTCTTGTTTTATTCAGTAGCAGTAAGGCTATGCGTATGAATGTAATTTGTCATGAGGCTAGTCACGCTTGTGATGCTATCGAGGGTAATATTGAAATGAAACATGGTGGAGAACCATCTGCCTATCTGATAGGTTGGATAGCATCATGTATCAATAAGGCTCGTTTGGGAATTGGAGATTTCGTTGAAATCGTAGATAAGGAAGAAAAATAGCCCAAAGGCAAAATACCATTTGGTGTTTACCCCATCACTATATATAATAATGTAGTGGTGGGGATTTCTTTGTTAACGTCAGCAAATTATTTGTTTATATTATTATAGAGTGTTAAAAGCTATAGGAAATACATTAAATAATTTGCATATTTCGAATATTCTTTGTATCTTTGCATCGTAATTAAGAAATAAAGGTTACTAATTAAAAATGGTGAGACACACCACAAAAACTGTAATAAGAAAATGAAAAAGTTTTTTGAAAACTTATCTGAAAAGTTTAATGATGCGGCTTTTGAGGCGCAGCTTGATGATTTTACTTGCGAGTTTGATGCTATTAACAAACCTGCTGAAATCGTGGTGTCCGTTAAGAGTAGAAAGGTTATCCATTCATATGGAAATATTTCTTCTTATCCATATTACAATGTAGATAAGATTAATATCTATAATGAAGACGGAGAAGACGTGTCTTCAAAATATCCTTTGTTCTGCCAAAGAGTTAAGGATTGCGTGCCTTCTTATAAAGATGTAGAGAATGACTTGATGGAGGCAAATATGAGCGATACCGAGCTTTATTTCGGCTCAGAGGATAATTATTTGCATTACAAGTATGGTAACTAAATGGTTTGGATATGGAGTACGAAAATAAGTTTGTAGGTCTTTCATCTGTAATGAGTCACGACCTTGAAATATTAAGGTATGAACTAGAGTATGGATGGAAATTGGCTCTTATACCAAATGATGTGTGGTACAACTAATTACTTTTAAAATTTCAAATTATGGCATATTATAAAGTTAGTGTAGATGTATCGGATTTATTCGATGATATGCTCGTCCATGCACAGAAGAGTTTTCTTATTGACAAGTTTTGCTCTTTAGCAACAGACCAGCAGATAGAGGTAGTAAGCGAAATGCTGGAGAACCTAAATGGCGACCAAGTAGCCAAAGTTATAGAAGACGCTTTTGACAACTTGCATGAGCAAGCCCAGGAGCACGTAATCAACTATGTGAAAGGGTAAGGTTATGATGTTTGGTAAAATGATAACTCGCAGATGTCTG